TTGCAAATAAAAGATGATCAACAATTAAACCATCTTACCATAAGCAACAAAGCGGTAATTAACTGTGCTACTTTAACATCACAAGGTATTAATTGTGAAGCTCTTGATGTAATTGGAGATTCTACATTTAATGGAACTTTGGTAATGAATGGAACTTTTTTTGCGTGTGATATTTCATGTCCTACGACTTTAACTATATCAGCAGATGATTTTGTACAAGACATTACTAATAAAATAACTATAGGTGCTGTTGACCTTGTAGCAACAATTACAAACAACATTAGTTTGCGAGGTAAATCTATAACTATAGGTGCTGACACCGCAGTATCCATAACCGGCAGAGAAGATGAAGTACTTATGTTTGCTGGGGATACCACAAGCGCAGGAGGGGCTAAAGCATGTGTAACAACAGTGGGGCACATGAATTCTAGAGATACCGGAGGAAATAAGTATGTACCCACGCTTAATTTTGCGAGTTGGACCGGTATTGCTTCTCTGACAAACGGAAGCACCGATACTGCTGGAAAAATACAATTAGATACTGCGGCGGCGGTTGGTGATACTATTACAATACTTTTTGGCACAACATTTGCGAATCCACCGGTTGTACAGGTAAATTTAGCCGGCTCCGCAACTGCGCCTCAAGCTTTCATCTCGATATCGCAAGTAAGCAATATTGCGGTTGTTTTAAGACTTGATGGAAATGCAAATCCAGCAAATTCGCAAATACATTACACTGTGATTGGGCAAAGTGACCAGTAAAAATCTTAATTTTCTATAAATAAGATTTGCAAATTTTCTTTTTATACAATAAATGTCTGGATATTTACTATTCGGAGCCAACACGAGTGGCTCGCAAATACAAAGAATGCAAGGTTTAAACCATCTTACTGTAAGTGGTAAATCAGTGTTGCAATGCACTAGTCTCGTTGCTTCAGAAGATGTGTCTTGCAACACAGCTGTTATCGGAGATTTAACAGTAAGTGGAAATTTACAAGTAAGGGGTAATATTGCTTTTTCCGGTGCACTGACTGTGTGTAATATTTTTTGCCCAAATGATTTAATCATAACAGCTGTTTCTAATATTGTCATGGAAGCTCCCACGATACGAACAACCGGAAATGATGTTGTATTGGTCGGAAACAATTCCATCGCAGCCATCTCCGGAGCGAACACCCTTTTTGAACTAGATTCGGCTACTGGCGGCGCTACTATCGAGAGCACAGATCTCACTGTAACTACAACCGCTACCACATCAATTTCTAGTGGTGAAAATCTGCTAAAAAGCAGCGCCGGGACAAATATATCAGCTGATGATGGTACACTCGACTTAATATCTTCGGGAACTTCGGGATCTATCATAAGAATAAAGACGGAGCCAGGGTTCAACGCTAGCGGCTCGATCAGTATTGCAACGACAGCTGCATATCCGACAACCACAGGAGACAGTATCGCTATTGATTCTGCTTCAAACATTGCATCGAGAAGTGCAACCGACACGAGAATAACAGCTGGTGGAGCATCTGCTTCGTCTAAGGGTGGTATATTTTTGGCCCCCGCGGCAACTACTACTGTAGGAACGGATAATCAAGGAGATATAAGTCTTGTTCCGGTGTCTGGTGATATTAATTTAGGAAACTATCAGGGAAATAGCACCACCGTGTCCCCTCATTTGGTAGTTTACGGCGGAGAATTAGCAGCTCCTGTAGCGGTCGGTACAGGGTCTGCTGATTGGGCCGGTGCTAGCTTTCAAACTAATAATCCCAACCCTGTGACAGCCAGGTCGGGTAGTACTGATACTGCTGGCAATGTTTTTGTTACTGGTTTACCAACAGTCGGTAATGTAGTTACTGCGGGTGATGTACTCTTAATGGAGTTTAGCCGAGCTTTCCCTTCGAATTACATACATAGTTTATGGCAGGGTATGGAAGCCGAAGCATACGGTGACGAGGACGCGGCGGCAGCCGCTGGGGCTCTTTTATCACTTACAGCTTATTACACGACAACAATTGCTGGAAACTTTCTAGAATTAAGATTTTTGCAAACCGTAACTATAGCACAGATACAAGGAATAGTACCTACATATGCGACCGTAACTGGGACAAACCCCGGGGGTACAGGACAATTGTCTTTTGGATATTTCAACATTGACAGTGTAGCATTGTTATAAATCTTTTTGATTCGTTAATAATTTTATTCTATTTTTGTATCACATTTTGTGATACAAACTATTTTCTTGTAATAAATGTCTAACGGATTATTCGTATTCGGCGCCGCTAATACAAGTGGTCGCCTAAACCAAAATGATGCTATGTTGAACCATCTTTCAACATGTCAAAAGGCAAACTTACAATGCGTTTCTTTAGTTGCATCGCAAGATTTTTCCTGTCAAACAGGTGTTATTGGAAATTTAACAGTAAGTGGAGAGTTAATTGTTAAAGGTGGTATAGAGATATCAGGAGATTTAATTGTCATCGGAGTTTTACAAGTTTGTGATATTCAATGTCCTGCTGATTTATCTATAACTGCTGTGGGCAATATAACCACGACTTCAACCCTTGGTGATATAAATAGTACTGCCGCTGGTGATATAACACAAAATAGCCGCAACCATACTATAGAGACATCTGGACCCACCGGTATATCATTAGTAAACACTGCTACTGGAAGTGTAATTTTAAATTTAACAAATGGGGATTTAAGCATAGCAAAAAACAGCCATTTACAATTTTTTGGCCCGTCAGGTGATGTTATTGTGACAGGTCTTGGAACTTGGGCGACGGCGGCTATCACGTTGAACGGAGAAACTGATACTAGTGGTTTAATCAATTTTAACAACCTTCCTGCCGGGCTGGCAATTACAGCAGGAGACGGTTTTAGAATAACTTTTGCCAGATCATACAGTACGGGTGTGCTTAATGGCTTTATTTCAGCAAACCGAGCGGGGGAGATCACAGCCACAGCCGGACAACAAGCAGCGGCTGGTCTAGCTTTATCGGGATATTACACAGATAGCTCACTTGCTTATTTGGAGGTAATATTTGTTAGAGATGTAGCCGCGGCTGATATTGCAACGTTCACGGGATCAGTATATACAAATGAGATGAACTTTGCATACTTTATTGTTGACAGTATTTCTGGGAGTCCCCCATAATTTTGTATCACAATTTGTTATACAAACAAATCTTAAAAGTTCTAACTAAATAAAAATGACAAGTATATCTCATATCTCTGTGGAAATGCCAGGTGATTACCCAAAGACTAGATTGTATAACGATTTGGTTAAAATTGCCGATAACGAAGGTGGATTAACCTTATATAACATAGCAAGAATTACAATTCAATTAATGAAATTAGCTCAAGGATTTTCAAATCTCAAAGGAGCTCAGAAAAAAGATTTGGTGGTTTTTGTTGTCGCCAAATATGTAAAAGATGAAGTAGAAGATGAACAAATGGCTCGCGATTTGTCTCTTTTTATTGAGATGACTTTACCAAGTGTGATCGATAGTTTCATTGAATTAAATAATGGCGAAACCCGTATTAAAGTTAGAAATTGTTTGGTTAAACTTTTCAAAAAATGCGGTTGTTGTTAAAAAATTCAAAAATGATTTAGTTAAAGGTTGATATTTATCAATAAAAATAATGTCTTACGATAGTGATAATACAGAACTAACACTTGCATATGATCCTGAAACTATGGAGATTTTTCAACCAGAAAGTAATATGTGGTTTGGTAAGCCGCAAAAGAATACCATCACTCTTGGTGATGGAAAGACAATCGTATATTTTCGTATCCCTATTGGAGCAATTAATCCAGATGGAAGCATCGGTGATTTGGTATTTTCAACCGGGCGACGCTTTTCATATGGTGTTCAAGCAAATACAAACGACAATGGAGTTATTGATGGATATTCAGTAGCATTGTGTATGTGGGGTAAAGACGCGGCTACGGACGGAGAAAAAGCTTGGGTTGAAGGGTTTAACGCCGCGGCAGAATATGCCAAACAACATATTTTGGAAAATAAAGACGAAGTGGAAAAATATGATTTGGAAGCCTCGGAACTAAAGAAATTTAATCCAATGTACTGGAAGCGAGAAAAAGGAAGAATTGTCGAGGGTAGAGGTCCGACACTTTATCCAAAGCTTTTGGTATCAAAGAAAAACCAAAAAGAAAAAGGACCGGACGGAAAGGTGCCACCTCCTAAAATCCTAACCCCTTTTTATGATGAACACACAGACGACGAAATTGACCCACTCGACTTGATTGGTAAATATTGCCATTTGGACGCAGCAGTCAAGATTGAGTCTATTTTTGTTGGAGCCAGAGTATCACTTCAGGTTAAGCTACACGAAGCAACAGCAAAGATAGCTTCTTCAAAACAAAAAAGATTGCTAAAGCCAAAAGCTAGAGCGAAAGTAACTACTGTCACCAATGGTGATATGCTATCGGCCCTTGGTAATGATGAAGAGGATGATGAAGAAGTCTCTGAGGATGATGGTTCTGGTAGTTTGGATGAGGAAGAGGAAGAGGTAGTAGAAGAAAAGCCAAAGCCAAAGAAAAAAGTAGTTAAGAAGCGCGTGGTTAAGAAACGTGTGGTCAAGAAAAAAGCTTAATTAAAATTTAATACTTATTCAAGTATAAAATTTACATATTTCGATAAAATTCTACAGCTTTAGGATGAGCTTTTATACGGTTCAAATCTAAACCCCTAATACTCAAACCTTCCACTTTTTTGACTCTGCTCAAAGCCACATAAACTTGTCCATATTCAAAAACGTCTTGCAAATCAGTGATTACAAAATCCAAAGTGCAACCTTGACTTTTGTGAATGCTTAACGCATAAGCTAACTTTAAAGGTATTTGTTCGATGCTTCCAATTTTTCTATCATTTTCTTCTAACTCCCAAACGTGATAATCAATCATTCTCACTGTTCCATTTAGAAATTTTACAACAGGTTTGTCTTCGATAAATTTTAAAACTATACCTCTACTACCATTTACAAGTCCTGAATCAAAGTCCAAATTCCACAAAAGCATTACTTGACATCCAATAGTTATACTTAAATTTTCAACCGCTGGGCAATTTTTAACAAATTTTTCTATTTTGTGTTTTTGCTTTGGGTCATATAAGCTGACTGTATTAGGGTATTCGAAAACTTCCCCGTGTTGCTCAGCCATTTGCATAAGCCTTTCGTTATTTATTTCAGAAACATCGGCGTTTAAGGGGTACAAAATAGTAGGTTCGATTCCATCAGTAATATCTAATTCTCGATCTAAACAATTTTCAAGAAGGTCATATGAATCTTGGGAAATTTCACCTATTCTCAACTCATTCAAACAAGTTTGCCATGCGCCCTGAGACTGACGCATATTTTCTTTTAGATATACACATTCTTCAACTATTTCTTCCCAAACAGGTGCTTCGAAACAAAATTCATTAGAACCAACACAAGGTAATTGTAAAAAATCTCCGGCAAAAATAACTTGTAGTCCCCCAAAAGGTTTGTCGCAACGACGAACTCTTTTTGCTATTTCATTTAGTTTAGTAAGCAATTCTCCACTAAGCATTGACACTTCATCTATTATCAAAATTTCGGTTTCTGTCCACCGAGTCTTCAGATATTTTTTCTTTTTGATGTGAGTTGTCATTGCCCCTACACTGCCAGATCCTAATCCTATACCCGCCCATGAGTGTAACGTAGAACCATTAATATGCAAAGCTGAAGTACCAGTTGTACTAGTCACTGCTATTTTAAATTTTGTCTTATAATTTCTTGTGAAATATTTTATCAAAAAGGTTTTCCCACATCCGCCAGGACCAGTAAGTAAAATATTTTTACCACTGATCATTAACGAAAGGGCTTTTTCTTGAGACTTTGTTAACCCATTTGGACCCGCTGAAATTTTAGAAGCTCCTGGTGCAAATTCTTCAGCTTTTGCTCTAGCTTTTTTGTCAACGTATTCGTTCCATTTGTCACCGGAATGCCCTTCTACCCATTCCCATGATATTGCAATTTTTAATTCAGCTGCTTGTGACATCAAAGAATCAAGTTTTTTCCATAGATCTAAATTTTTAATCTCACCTTTCTTTTTTGTCCAATTGTCTGACTTCCATTGTTTCATCCATGTTTCAGCTCCATTTTTAACATATTTAGAATCTGTCAAAATTTTTACGTTTATCTCTGAAAAATTTTGGCGAATGAAATCTATACTTTCATTCGCGGCTGTTAGCTCCATTCGATTATTAGTTGTTTGAACCAAACCTCCGCTTTTTTCCTGAACAATATTATTGTCGATAATGACAACATATGCATATCCCCCGGCTCCTGGATTTCCTAGACAAGAACCATCGGTGTAGATATTTAAACTATTCATTTTAATAAGTTAAATTCTTATCAAAATTTTTCAATTTGCAAACCAGATCTCAGTCAAATTAGGAAATTTCTGTTTTAAGAGTTCTTTAAAAACAATTGCATATTCTCTTATTTCAACTTGGGCGAAAGGTTCATCACGGAGCTCTATAAAATTAAGAAGAGCCTGCGCAGAACATGTCCATATTACCTCCGTGTATTGATTCAAAGGCAGTAATATACGGGCTTGTTCACGTGCTACTCCCATTGACAGTAAATTTTCATAGGCCTTCATAATATTTTCCATTGCTCCCTCGAAAACACCTCGAATAGTTGGTTGCATTTCTTCGGTAAATGGCCCAGCTGAAGCTTGTTTGTTGTCGGTTGATTGTTGCCTCCAAATTTCCGGCACATAAAATTCGGTGACCGGTTTATATCTACCAGAAATTTCGTTCCAGGCGTGATCCTTCGTCGAATCATTTGACGTAGCTTCTATGCCAACAACATGTTTATATGCTTGTCTCATGACAAATTCGGGGGCCTTAATTCTGAAACGAAACATTAAATGTCTAAAAGGAGACATGTGTTTATGTTTGTACAAATATTTAATCAGCCTTACATCTCTTGCCGAGAGATCTTGTTTTGTTGTTCCAAATGAAACTCTTGCTGCGTTGACTATAGTCAATTCATCTCCAAAAGTTTCAATTAGTTCAATATATCCTTTGTCTAGTACTGGAATTTTAATCATTTGATTAAAATGTTTTATTCGTTAGATTCAGTTTTTATTTTTTCCTCTAAATTTTTAATTCTTTCTTGTAATTCATTTACTTGTAATTTTAAAATTTCTTCTTCTGATGGTTGAAATCCATAATAAAGATAATAAATTCCGTTATACATATTTCTCAGTACAAAAATACTAGTATGCCAAGATACCGATAAAATTATGTCAGCTATTGCAAACAAAACCATTTATTTTTCCTCATTTTTTCTTTGTTTGATTCTTTCTCGTAATTTATTCAACCAATTTATCACTGTTTGAGAATTTGTCAAATCACCCTCGGTTAAAAATCCAATTTCACAAGCAAAATTATTTCTACATTTTTTACATGGCAAACAATAATCCATGGATTCTAGAAATCTTCTCATTTTTAATTTTTCAGAATATGATGGATTATTTGGGTAACTTTTAGCGACAGTAAAAAGAAAATCCCAAGCTCCTGGACCCCACATTCCTGGATTATAGTTAGGTCGCTGTGTTCTAAAGACACTTGTAGCGTAAATATTTGAAGCTGGATTGATAAAATGAGTATTCGTGGTGATAACTCGAGGTCGTGCAGCATTGCTGTTGCATAAATTGTACATGTTCGAATACATTTATTGTATAACATAAAATCTCGAGCTTAAAAATTCCCACCACATAATAAATGTCTAACAGAAGATATATGGAATTTGACTCCACTTACCGAAATAGAAATTGTTATCCATGTCCAGCAGAGTTTAAGACGCAGATTACTTGCACCAACGACGTACAGGGAGGAGTAAACGCACAAGATTATATTGCTAAATCTTACCCATCAACTTCTTGGTTTCAAGCCCCATACGCTGGGGAAGATTTGAGAGCATTCGCAGGAGATGTAGGTGGTACAGATCAACAGGTAATAAAAATACCCCGATCAATTAATAATCAAACATTAACTTCTCTGTGGCCAATTAATTGGCTGGACGGGAGTAATCCTGAATATTTAAGTTCAATAAGCGCAGCGGGCTTTGGACCGGCAATTGTTACAAATAGAAGTATCAGAGGCCAAAGTGGATGGACTTCAGGAAGCAAAGGAGCCCGTTTTGACACGCCTTTGACAGCCTTTGGTCCTGGACCAACATGGAATGCAAATTTTTTGAACGATAGATTTATCAGAATTCAAAATGTAGTAGCCCCTGTCAATTTTTCCGGTGGTACACCTGAAGCCCCTCAGCTAGGAGCTATTGCTTTACAAACTGGGACAATTGACAATTATTTTGCAGGAGCTACTTTAATACGTTTTACAACAAATCCTCTTTTAGAACCACTAGCCGATCCCGGAAACACAGATCCACTACTTGGAAGTTTGGGACAGGCCTTTTATTATCAAACCTTAACAATAGATTCCGCGCCACCAACTAATTTAGCACTCGGAGATGAAATTGTGTCTGGCGCGGGCAATGGTTATATCGCATGTATTATTTCAGACACAAATATTGTGGTCAGGGTTGGAAGTAGTACCGCAAATGCGCAATTAGCACTCGCACCACCCTACACCAATGCTCAATGGCCTCCTTATTCCACAACACTACCTAGTTTTTCTGTTTCTGATGTAGTAACATTAAATGGGACTGCATGGGGGACAGTTTTGGTTGCTACTGACCCAGAAGCACAATATAGGTATTGTGGATTTGTTGAAACTTCGATAATTGCTTCATACGAAGCTTCGTCTGGGAAAGCTACCTTGGTAACACCTTTTCTTTCAGGTGGTCCTAATGCTTTCACGCCAGGTGTCGGAAATGATTTCTTTTTAATTAATTTCGATACTGATCCAACTGGATATTGGCCGCAAGTGCAGAGCGGATCTCCTCGTTTATTTTTCCCAGGCGGGGCAAACATTCCAAATTATTATTCCGGAGTGTTTTTAGAGAATATTACTTACGATGTAAATTACGCAAATTTACTAGGAGTACAAACCGGAAAAGTTTCTTCTTATTCGGTGACCAATAAATTATTATTTTTGGATAATAAAACAAAGTTTCAGCGAGCAGCACCTCAAGACAGAGGAGTAAATGTTATTTCTAACAATACTGTGGTGTATTTATCACCTAGTGTAGCACCAGAATTACCTGTCGGTTCAATTGTAACTTATCAAGTACAAACTATAAATCCGGCGACTGGTGGATTGGGGGCAACGGTTTCAAAACCGTTCAGAGTTGCTTTAACAAAACCTGTAAATGGCGATGCAATTGTTTTTGTAAGTTCTTTGGATCCAACCACCGCTGAAAATCCACTTTCCGCTCTTGGAACAGCACCTTCTTTGACAAGACTGGCTAATCCTGTACCTGTTAGAGTTGCTATCCCTCCTTGGTATAAAAATATCCCTTTGTCGGGATTTGGCGCAGCTACTAATTTATATGATTATTGGAGTAACTCTCTCAATTGGTCAACTTTAACAACCAGAGCTCTGAATGATGGCCCTGTTAGTTTTGGGGGATTTTTCGGAGCGGAGAGTATTGTAGTTAGGGGTAAAAATCCCATTCAACCTCAACAATCTTTAGTTCCTTACGAACCTTTAATCGCAGAAGCAACTCCGGTGACCACTCCTTTTGCGGTTCATAATAACTCAGTATTTGAAATTGTAATTACTAGCGCCGGTCAAGGATATAAACCTACCGCTCCTGGAATGCCCGCTATGGCTCTAATTGAAGTTCCAGCTACTTTTTTACCACCTTTTACTGGCATGTTACCACAACCAGAAATAATCAATGGAACTTATACTTTTTTGAATATTTGCTGGGTTGACATTATATCTGTTGATGCATTAGGTGGAATAACTGACGTTAAAATTAATACTCCTGGTTATGATTATTATCCCGGCTCTGTGTTGCACATAGTTCAAGGTGAGGGGGGTGATATATCAAAACAAAACGCTGCTGGAACTGCTCCTTTTGAGGGTCCGAATGGTGATTACACATTTAGACGCCAGACGGGTATTAATGGGAAAATACAAGTTAATACAACTTATCAATCAATAAGCGTAGTTGGCGGGGAAAAGTTTCCAAGTACTCCCGAGCCAGGCTGCGCAGTGTATATGCCAACTTTTGGTCATGGATTAAATGATACCGCAGAATATGTTACTTTTGGTGCGCCGGGAGGATTACCAACTGCTACGCAATACAATCAAGCACCTAGGATAGCTGAATACATCATTAATTTTTCTCAAACTACTTTTGGATCGGATATAACTCTTAATCAATTTAACCAATATGGCAGGCAATTGAAAAATAACCAATATCCAAGACGTTCACAGAATTGTAAGGTTAATGATGCAACATTTCCAGAAACAGGGTTGAGAATTATCGATACGGTTATTAGGAGCAGAAACAATCAGATTGTTATCGCCAAAAATATATCTATTGCGGGTAGTTCTGTGGTAAATTTACAGTATTATGCACCAGGTACATATTTAGGAGGATTTTGGAACATTTTACTGCCAAATGGAAATCCTTTACCTGGGCAAAATAATGTTTTATGGCTAGGTTTGTCAAAAGGATACGATTTATCTACATTTAGAGGTAGATATTCTATTGCGCGAACAGAATACGTGGATAAAAATTTAGCTTGGTTACCAGAATTACCCGGTTCGGATGCGTATCCAGGTCAAACAATTAATACAGATACCAATGCGTTAGCCGCGCAACCCGAAATAGCTTTTATTGATCATAGGATTGAGCCAGCTACTTACAATAATTCTGCCAATTTTGCTGGATTTATGAATTTGAGTAATTTAGCTTCAGCTAATGTCTTGGAAATTTTACAATTTGACAGAGATAGCAATGTACCGCTAAACTATACGGGAAGTACAGTCTCTCAAAATCAAATGGTTTGCTATGAGATTGAGTTAATTTCTCTAATTTTACCAAATAAACCCCTCGATAATAACATTGGTGGATTGATTGCTTTCTATCCATATTTGTACGTAGAATTATCGAATGTTTCCGCACCGTCTAGCGGGATGAAAGGTATTATATATTCAAACAATCCAAATGCAAATAGGGCTTTGTTTAGAGTTGGAATCGATGACACACCCACCCCTGAAATTTCAGCTTTTATCAAAGTTGATGGAAATGGAGCTGTACAAACAGTTAAATTCAAACCAAACGATAATTTGTATTTCAGGGTGTATTTACAGAATGGAGAATTATTTCAAACGCAAACAAAAGATACTATTCCCCCACTTGAACCAGATGTATTTGTGCAAATTTCAGCGGAGTTTTCTATCAAGAGATTAACGTAAACTGAAAAACTTTATCTTTATAACTAAAAATTATAAAGATGACCGAGGCACAAAAGTTGAGATATTTTTGCGCAAATCCGAATATGTCAAATTTCAACAAGTTAAATATATATACCAGAGCTGAATTGGTTAAGCAATCAAGGGAGAAAAAGTTTTTGCTTTCTGAAAAATTATCAGAATTTGCCGATTACAATTTATCAAAGTCTTCGAAAAATCCCAGTAAATGGATGAAAGATCGAATCAAAATTAAAAGTTTATTTGATTTAGATGGAATTACACCCAAATTACTATCGACTATTAAACAAGAAGCGTGTGATCTAAATTTTGTGTATAAACATGTCGGTGGATTAGGTACAAACTCCCCCAACAGAGGTGTTTGTGTTATGGGAAACACAATTGACGAAGGAAGTTCAAAATTAACTGTAGAAAAAACTTACTGGACTTCTTCTCAACAAACGTCGTCTATCGTTTTGCAATCAAAAACTGTTGCGATGCCACCCGGACTTCAAAGATTGTCAAATTTGCTAATACCATATTTACAAAAAACTTTTCCTAAAGCTCCTATCTCTCCGGCGACTTTTGCTTTATTTGTTGCCAATGAGTACGTACCAGGTAACAAACACACCATATGTGAACATACTGATGATCAGCCTTGGTACGCTGATCCTCCGGTTTTTGCTTCTGTAACATTTTTCCCTGATGGACCTCCCGAACACGAATCGGCTACATTTAGGTTTCAAATCAGAGATGAGTCAAAAGAAGGGGGACCTCGCAAAGATGTATATTTACCAGACGCTTCTATTTGTATGATGAGAGCCGATGTAAATCACAGAGTTTTACCACCGTTGAAAAAATTTAAAAATCCTAAAAGAAGAATCAATCTAACTTTCAGAAATCTTGTTTCTCGACAGTCAGATTCTTTGGGTTTTGTCATGGCTTTTGCAAATCATTATAGATATTATGGTTTGCCGACCAAATTAATCATACCCAGCAATAAAAAATTTCCAGATGATTTGTTAGAAAGATACTTGAAACTAAATCCATATTTGAAAATCGAAAATACCAAAGAATCAAGTGGAGAAAGAAATCAAGAAAAAAGAATATTACTAGACAAGCTACAGAGAAAATTTCGAGATTCAAAAAGATTATCAATTCATAGGAAAATGGCTGGTAAAACAAACGTCGTTTTAGAAACCGTTCAAGAGGCGTTAAAACTTTTCGTATAAACACTTATTATTATTAATAATAAGTTTACAAAGCTTTCTTAACTTCTGCAGCGTATTTAGCCGCGGGTCTAAATCCTACTATATCTTTTCCGTTAATACGAGCGTGAGGATAACCACGCGCTTTCATTTTTTTGCTTAATTTTTCAAAATCAGCATCGTCGTCATTTACAACTTTGATGTCAACATTTCCACCAAGCATTTGTTTAATTTGCGGAAGTTCAGATTTGAGTTTTTTGCAAAATCCGCAATTCTCCATTGTTAGAATTATTAATTCGTTTGGTTTAGTGTAAGTGTCTGATTGATCAAAAATATTTCCAAACGCAATACACAAAAGGGCCAAAACTATTATGATGAAGCCGGCTTCATAACTACCCATAAATCTTGGTTTTCCGGTCGCTTGAACAACTGATCTACCCTTGTAAGGTCCAGAGACTGCCGTGTACATAGGAGTGTTCATACCTAAGGGATCAATCATATTAAATACGAAGAATCCTAGCAAAACCAAAGCTATAATAGATAAAATCTTTTTTAAGTCCATTCTTTTATTAATATTTTTAAATTTTCAAAATTTTTGTAATATTTGACTTTAAAATTCTTTGATCTAAATAAAATCAATGAACAAATCACAACCTCATCAAAAAAGAGAAAGCTCTACCCGGTTCATCGAATTAACGTCAGAGTATAGGGATAGACATAAATGGCCCTGTCCGGCTGAATTTACAGTTCCTATAACTTGCACCAACAGGAATTTTACCGAAACTTCTGGTAGAAATGCATTAGTTGGAGCTTATCCCGAATACACTTGGTATCAAATGCCTTACGCTCAGCCAAGTGGGGTGTATAATGGAGGATTGGGACCAGTGGTTCCTATCATACCTAGAAGAATAAACGAAGTATTTTATTCATCTGTTTGGCCTGTAAGAGCACAAGTGGATGGAAATCCAGGACCAACACCAACTCTTGAGCCAGCAGCTGATTTCGCAGGAGCCACTCAAGATATTTGTTTCCCCGAAAGTTTTGCTTGCGTAACCGCTCAAAAATTCAACGGTGGATCTAGAAGAGCGCCTTCTTTGTCAGCTAGTTTAATAAATCAAAATATCTGGAATCCATTGACAGGCACCACCTCTTTTAATTATCAGTACACTCCTCAAAAAGATTATTTAGCGGGATCTAATCTATTAAGATTTAATTATGATCCCAGTGTGCCGCTCAATCAAAATCAACAAAGTATCATAGGCTGGCAAGTTCTGATATTAACAGATTTGGCGGGAGCTTTAAGTGTAACAACTACACCCCCTAATAATTTTATAGAAGCCCCGGCTCCAGGCGGTGGTCAACAATATGGATCTATTTTTGCTTTGTATGAGAAAAATAATTCCTTTGTAGCAGGCGGAACTATCGCTGTTTATGTTTATTGTTCAAATGGTAACGGTTTTTCTGTTGGTCAAACATTAACAAATGTAAATCCTGCTTCTAAATTATCTGGATCAACAATTGCATGGGTTTACGGTCCAAATGTTGGTGCTAATAGTTTTGTTACTTGGCCCGAAATAACTTCTACAACAGGTATCACTCTACCGGCTGCAATTGTTGAAAGCAGTATAATTCAATCTTATCAACCTTCTTCTGCCGTGGTTACAATAAAAGAAACTTTTTCGGAAAATTTCAACCCCAATGAAGATTTTTATTTAATAGATTTTAACACAGATCCTAGAAATGATTGGAAAAATTATGTGACTGGAGGTCCACGAATTTTTATTCCCGGAGGTTCCGACAGAGAAAATGCTTACGTTGGTTTATTTGTGTCCAATTACACACAAGAGCAAAGGACCAGATTTAACATTCCGCAGAACCCTGATTCCTTACCTTGTTTTTCCAAAATCACCAGATATGATTCTAGTCGCAGAATAGCTTATTTGGATAATCCAATTTGTTTGCCAGTACTACAAGACAGCGCAATCACTCCTAAACTAACAACTCCTGTATACATGTTTGGGAGTAGTACTTTTGTACTCCGCAGACAAAATCCATTACAAGTCGATACTGTTTCTAGAATAGGAATTTCTAGTGGTTCAGTGCTTGAAATTTTGATTAAGGAAAAAGGTAAAAACTTTAAAAGAGGTGAGACTATTGCCTCTGGCTTGTTTCAATATTTAGATAACACAAATGCCATAGTAAATTATGCGACACCTGACTATTTATTAGTCGGTCCTGGAAATGGGTTTTACGGGGAAATAGAAGAAATCATGTGGTCTGATAACAAAACCGGCAATCAAAACAGCGGATTACACGGGGGAATACTCAAAATTAAAGTTCGTCAGCAAGGTCAAGGATATCGCACTGGTAATTATTTTCTTGAACCTAATTTATCAACAGCCCAGGGAAGTTCTGCGGTATTATACATACCTCAGGTTTATCAATGTTTGGAAATTCCTGAAATTACATCGACGACTAATGCCGCCAGGACTACAGTTGGAGGCAAATTTGGTGACTATATTTTTTTATCAAGCCTGGGTCAATATAATTTAGACGGGACCTTCAACACAAACATTTTAACCAGGTCTCCCGCGATTGCAAGATATTACTACGCTATGGCTCGTGTTGGAACAAATAATTGGTGGAACGGTTTGGATATCCAAACAGGAGAGTATCCACTTAAAATAACAGAATGCGCTGATACGAATCCGTTTCCAGAAACTGGATTACGCAGAATAATGGCAATTTTAAGCAAAACGGAAACTTTTACCGGAGTGTATGCCACCGATAGCGCTGGAGTTGTGCCTGCTAATTTTGGAAATACACTCTCTGTCTTTTACATAGAGGGTACTTATCAGAATTTCGGAGCTGTTTATCAAAACACTTCTGATAATTTAACGAATATGGGAGATCCCCAATTATTGAATAATAATAATCTACCAATCACAGGTAATAATAATATTCTGAGTAGTTTAAATAACAGTGGAGTATTAAGAGTACAATCGTATCAAATTTTACCATTTTTGGAAAACATTAGTCATTCTCTAAATTATACTGGGAGTACCGTTTCTCAAAACCAAATGGTTTGTTATGAAATAGAGCTTTTATCGTTAATACTTCCAAATTTACCATTGGATAACAACATAGGTGGATTAATCGCTTTTTACCCATACATTTATGTAGAGTTGTCAAATGTGACAAGCCCGAGTTCTGGCAATTTAGGTATAATTTACTCTAATAATCCAAATTCAAACAAAGCTTTATTTCGGGTAAACATAGATGACACAAGCACTCCTGTTATATCTAAATTTATTAAATTAGACGGAGATGGCACAGTGCAAACTATTAAATTTAAACCAAACGACAACTTAAGATTTAGGGTATATTTGTACAACGGAGAATTATTTGAAACCGATCAACAAGATACACCTCCACCCCTGCCTCCTGATTTTTTCGTTCAGGTATCAGCAGAGTTTGGAATAAGAAGACTCATATAAACTGATTTTTATCTTTCATTAATGTATCATCAGAACATGCTTAAAAAAAGAAGTATAAGCTTTGACAATGAATATGAGAACCCGCCAAAAAAGAAAAAACTGCCCCCGAAAAAAGAAATTCCCGATATTCCAGAATTTGATTTACTTGGTGATTCTGTTCTTAAAAATTTAGGAAAAGTTGAAAAACTATGCCGAACAGACATTAGAATACTGGGAGAACTTGTTTTCAAGTACGTTATTAATTCTCAAGATGGACAAGAAACAGCTTTTGATTCTTGTATGTTGTCTATAGAAACAAGGTACACCCGAGAAGAAATTAAAAGTTTAAGTATTTTTATCGATAAGCATGGATATGAAGCTATGAAAGAAGTTTTAACAGAAATTCCTTTTTCCTTGCAGGTGTCTGATATAGAAAACAAAAGGTCTCAGATTTCTGACTACTTACAATCTTACAAAAAATGTATCACCGATAACGATTTTTTAGCTGGTAACACAAATGATATAAATAAGCTTTGTGAGAATATATGTGACACAGACTTGTAAAATTTTTAAATTCCTAGAATTTAAAAACAGTTAAAATAGGTTTGGAAAAGCCATAACAAAACATATTACTAAGAAAAACGGGGCAAATATCATTCTAAGTTCTACAAATATCGAGGTAAGCAACGCTATTATCGACAAACCCAAAGCTTTGTGATATCTGGTGTCATCGGTAACAATTCCGTAAATTATAGCCCCTGCTATCAAAGATAAAAATACCCAATTAACAGGGTTGCTAAATATTTTGCAGAGGGCTTGTTGTTTTTCAGCCCCTGATATAAAAAAGATAGATAAAAAGGTGGCGATAATGAAAGATGATAACCAAATGATCTGATCAATAGTCATTTTGTTTTACAAAATTGAATCTATTATTTGTTTTTGTTTTAAAACAAATGAGTTATGGCAGATCAGATGCAACGCCTCTGAAAAATATAAAAGGCAAACTAAAAGAAACTACTAGGAATATTATCGAAGTTATAAATATCAACGGTCGACACTACCCTGTGCAAATTTTGGTTTTACTACCTGGAAGTTTGTTATATACCGCAAGTAGAAACGGTCTTGATTTTTCGCATACAGGATGGTTTGGAATTAAAAGAGAAGACGTTGTGCAATATGGCAATAAAATTGAGACATTCCAAAGCAATCAAGATATAAAAATACTTGATTTAAGCTTGTCTGAAAATCAAATATTTGTTGATGCGATATTAGACGAATCAGGGAAAAGTATATTTAATAAAAATTGGGTAGTCAATAGGGAAACTTATAGATCGGGTGATTTTCTAGTTTCCAAACAGCTGAAACAAAAATTACCCAACTATGAAATTTACGGTTTTGGCACTGGTCGAGGTAAACCTTATGAGGATTCCCCGGTCGGGCATCACGCAGAAATAGCTTTATTTCCTAATGCGTACAATAGTTTACAATTAATGTATGTTGAAAATAGAGAAGAAGGTGTGGACGATGCTAGAGGTCGTTTCTCGCGTGAACTAAAAAGAAAAAGAAATCTAGAAGTTACAGCTCGCACCGCTTCTCGTATGAAAAGAAAAAGAAGAAAAGGAAGAATAAAGCGAGGGTTAAACTTGGGGGGCCCGGATGAAGAAGCGTCGTCGTCGAGATCTATTTCAGCGTTAATTGAAGTCGAACCAAGAACCTCTGAATCTTTCATGGAAAGGCTTGACTCTGTATACATCAGTGATTCAGCTGCTGAAAATTTGGATGATTTTTTTTGATATTAATAAAATGGATTTGTCGAAAATATTTAATCAACATCGTTGGGTGGCACTCGCATTTTTAATTTGCGCTTCCATCATTGGTTGGTATTCTCTAATATTATTAACTAATCCAATTGGAGAACCAACAAATCCAGATGGCGCCCAATGGTGGGCTTTAGTCGTAACAATTCTTTTGGCAATTGGTGCATGGGTCAACAGATGTCTTACGATTAAACCAAATGAATCAACTAAATAAAATTTGTTTTCTAGAAAACAAATTAATTAGTGTATTTTGCACACGCCTTAAAACTTTTCTTTTTGCTTGTATGGGGAACTACGTCTATTACACATTTCAATCTCTTGCCATTCAAAGGATCAATACAACCTTTTTCTTTTTTAGGTTTTCTACTAGACTTTTTTGGTGCTTTTTTACTACATCTTGCTCTAAAAAACTCATACCTCTGTTTTACTTCCTTGTAACTATCACAATCTTCGCTAGTGTATTTTCCAAGACCTTTAGTAACTTTACAGTGTAATTTATAAATAAACTTGGAAAAACTATTTCTGTTTTTAAAAACTTCATCGCATAATCCAGCTTGTTTACAATTCTTAGGAAAATTTTCTCTACAATATCTACAAGGCAAAACCTTTTCCAACGACAGAAAAAAGTTTTTGTAATCTCTTTTCTGCTGGGGTGTGGGTTTGGTGGGGTAATTAAAGCTTATAGTGTGTAAAACATGCCAAAGAGCAGGTCCCCAGACTGTGGTGACCATTCCTTGGTCACTTTGGTAATCTTTTTTGGTAAAAACCTTTTTCTTACGCCTTCGAGACATCTTTATTTAGTATCATTTTTCATAATCTCCATAATTTGTTTTTGTTGTTTTTCAGAAATTTCACACGGGAGACAAATTTTTATTTTTACATACAAATGTCCTCTGTTGCAAATTCCACAATCCGGAACTCTAAATTTTTGATTGTTTACGAAAGAGATGCCTTTTGGTGATATGAAATCTATATTTTCTCCGCTGGGATGTTTTATAGAAGCTTTAAAGCCAGCCAAAGCTTCTAAACAGGATATTTTATGCTCGCAACATAAATCTAGACCAGCAATGCTAAATTTACTATGCGGCTTAATTTTAATTAACACAATCAAATTTCCCGTCTTTTTGGTTTTTTGATCGAAATGACCTTTGTTTGAAAATATTTTTTTAGTAGAAGAACCTACAAAAGAATTTGCAAGTTTAGCAAATTCTTCACACTCTAAAATAACACTACTTGTTTCTTCATTTATACCGGAGGCTCTGCAGTTAATACATTCGTCTAATTTACTTATAATTTTACCTTTTCCTTTGCATGTATTACACATAACTTGTTGGTTCATGGCCATAATTCCCATCATATTTACTTTTTGAATTTTGAAACCCTGACCATTACAAGCAAAACAGTTTGGAATATATTTGTTTTTGGTCATGTTACCCTTGCACGAAACACAAGCATTTTTTCTTTTGTAAGAGACATTTAATCTTTTTCTTTGACATATTTGCTCCAGTGTTATACCTATTTCATAAGTAATGTCTATATTTGTTTTTTGTATGTGTTGCTGTTGAGGAAAGAATTGTTGAAAAAAATTTGGTCCCATGAAAGGACTTGGACCCGACAAGGTCATGTCGTAATTTCTTTTTTTAATTGGATCACTAAGAACCTCATACGCTGTTGAAATATTTTTAAACTTATTATCGTCTTTATTTTTATTTTTATCTGGATGCCATATCTTTGCTAATCGACGATATGCTTTCTTGATATCTTCTTGGGAAGCCGATCTTGAAATCTCTAAAGTATCGTAATGTGACATTTTAGTTTGTGTATTGAATTGTTTAATACAAACTGATTTATTACTTATAAACTACTTTTCAATAAGAAAATGGGAGAAAATTACAAAGAATTTTCAAGTTACTTTGTTGCAGAAAAAGCCATATTTGGTAGTTTTCCAACGCATGATAGAGCAGAAATGTTAAAAAACATGGGAGTTAAGTATTTCGTCATTTTGACCGAAGAAGGCGAAGTAAAAGATCCGTATTATCTGAATCCGGGGTTCACAGGATCTTGGATTAATTTTGCTATACCGGACAGATCAGTTCCCAACGATTTAATCAAATTTACAGCTCTAATAAACTTGTTGTTAAAAACTATAGCCAAGCTCAGCGACGAAGAAAGAATATACATACACTGCAAAGGAGGACATGGAAGAGCAGGAATTGTTGTGGCAGTTTTACTTGCTATTATAAATAAAATTTACACCCAGGATGCCATTACCTTAACTACTAAATATCATAACGAAAGAACTGTTATGAGAGAAAAATGGAGAAAAGTAGGATCTCCTCAAACTAGGTCTCAAAAAATGTACGTACATCACTTTCTAAGTGATATGGTATTTTTCAGAGCATATAAGATAGGTCCAAGCAATGGATTTTCTACTTATTCCGAACATAAAATAAAAGTTCCGGCTGAATCAACAATATGCCTTCAAGGGGTTTATCCAACAAGTGAAGCATTGTTTCAAGCTTGTAAAAATCCTGGAGATAAAAACTACGTAGAAAAATTAAAGAAAAGTAAAAATCCCACTGCTTCTAGAAAAATAGGAGAGAAAATGATTCCTCATGAAACATGGGATCCGGTAACTTTGATGAAAAAAATATTAAGACTCAAATTCGATCAGCACCCAGTGATTAAGAAAAATTTGTTGTTGACAGGAAAAAGAAGAATAATCTTTAATTCCAGAAAAGATTTAGTATTTGGCATAGGACCTACTGGTAATGGACAAAACAAGCTAGGAGAAATTTTGATGGAGTTGCGTGAAGAATTTCTAGACGGTAAGCAAGAGTGGCAAAGGTTTTAAATGTTATTACATTTAAAAATATCATCAAAAGAAATGAAACTATTTATAAATGCCCCATATTGCAGCTTTTGATATCGGCAAGAAAAACTTTGCCTTTGCTATAGAATATATTACTGAAGGAGAAATACAAGAACTTAAAGATTCTGAGAAAGAAACAATTAAAAAAGGTAAGAAAAAGCTTCAAGTAATTAACCCGGAGAAGAAGTTTGAAAAAGGTAAACTAGTACTCTTAGAAAACATTGATTTGACATATGATTGTGATGATTCTTATTTGGATCCTAGGGTTTACAAAAACATGATAAAAGTGCTGGACGAAAGAAAAGAATATTGGAATAAGTGTGACCTAATTTTGATAGAACAACAAATGAGCTTTGGTAGACGTAAAACCAACACTATGGCCTTAAAGTTAGGACAACATTGCTATAGTTATTTTTCGATTGTTTTCCCAGAAATTGAAGTTTTGGAATTTCCAGCTTATCACAAAACACAGGTGTTACGTGCTCCAAAAAAGTTTGGAAAAATTGAGAAAACTTATAAAAATGGTAAGACAGTTTTGATACAAGATAATCTTAAAAAATGGAGTACACGAAAAGCCATCTCAATTCTAAATCTTCGACAAGATTCTGAATTTTTACAAAAATTAAATTCCCTGAAAAAGAAGGATGATGCCAGTGATTGTGTTTTAATGATACAAGCTAAAATTCTGTTAGACAATCAATAATTTAAAATATCCTATTTTAAATCTTTTAATAAATGCAAATCAGTCAGATAATCTTATATACAGTTAGTCTTGGATTGTTTGGTTTAGGATTATATCTTTTGATATTACCTGGAACAATGGATAAAGACTTTGATGGAACTGTTTACTACATTGGCGGAGCTTTGAGCTTAATAGCAAGTATTTTTGCGGCTTATGCTGCTTACAAACTTGTTGGAGGAGGTTTTAGTTCTAGATATTCATCTAGAAACCGCAAAGAACCTGTGAGGTTTAGTATGTGTAATAAAGACCACAAACCTAAGTTTAGGGCGTGGAGTAAAAAGTCGTCTAAGTTTAGTATGTGAGGCGGAAAACATAAATCTAAACCTAAGTTTAGTATGTGAGGCGGAGGACCAGCTATAGCTATCCCAGGAGTATAAATATTTGTTGTTTAAAATTTATGTGATGACGATCTTCAATACAAAGTTTAACATTGAAGAACTGAAATAATAAATTATCCCATTTGACAACGATCTTGGTAATCGGCAACAATTGGTATACTGGGATTGTAGATTCCCATAGCTATAGCTTTGTTTAACAATTTATCAAAATAATCCCAAAATTCTTGAGTATGACCAATACTAGGACATACAACGTGAGCTAATTCATGTATAGCGACATAAATTAGATGGTTTTTATTGAAATACTCTTTTTTCTCGTTTCGGAGACAAAGATGCATATGTTTTTTGTTTACAGTGTAAGACTTACCAGCTTCTGTCATATCTATGGTTGTTGCCTTTGGGTGTAATTTAATCAGCAAACTTTGGAGTTCCATAAGCATAGGATCTTTTTGTGAATAATTTTCTACTTTATTTGAACGGTTACACAGATGCACAACCAAAGCTGTTCCTAGACTCACAAATACTAATACAATAAAAAAGATAAAGTAGCCAGACATTTATTAAAACTGAAAAAGTTATTGCAAAGAGTAAATATTTAAATATGTGTGAACAAAAAATCCGAGAATCTCTTTGTAAGTTTATGAAAAATGAGGATAATATAGATCTGTTTACCGATCAAATATTTTCTATAATCGAAAATTCAACAGCATATAATTGGAAAAATTTAGTATATGAAACTATGTGTCTGATTGAAGAAACCAAAAGTGTTGTCAGTAGTTATAACATATTGGATCAAGGAAAAATAGGTTTCAAAGATAAAACTTTTGAGGAGTTTGAGGTAAAAAGATCAGAGCAAGATCATTACATGATATCACCCCCGCAGGTAATCGAAGGAGCTCTCGAGTGTCCAGCTTGCGGAAGCAAAAAAGTTTTGTCTTATCCTTTGCAAACAAGGGGAGGGGATGAAGCTACGAGCGTGTTTGCAAAATGTGTTAAATGTAAAAAACAATTCAGAGCAAATTGATTTTGTTTGTTGTGTATCATTGCTTTAAAAATGGCAGAAAAAGAGACAACTTACGCACATAGCTTGGAAGCTAAGCATATTGTAGAACAAAACACAAAACTACACGAAGAAAATATTAAATTACGAGAAGATTTGATGGAAGCTAATAATAAGTCTGATACGTTTGAAGAAGAAGTAGACCGCAGAGAAAAACAAGTAACATATCAACGAGGCTTGCTTAAAAATTTTGTAGCAATCAAAGAAATACATGAAAAAATAAAAAGATTAGATGATAATTTAGCGGATAACTTAAACCTGCAATTAGGTAAAACCAAAATAAGTTTAGATCGTCTTCAACTTTTCGTAAATATCAATATGATAGTACTTTTCTGTTGGTTCTTTGTAGATAAATTTTACGGGATATCTCATGCAACATTTTTAACATCTTGGATGTTGTTATCGGGACTTCATTCGATGTGGATTCGTAGAAACAACGCAATAGTTTCAAAAAGCATGAAATACTACGACAAAAACAATACAAAAACTAAAAATTCTCTCAGAGAATACCAAGAAGAGTTAGAGAAAATAATTAAGGCTTGTGATTTTTTGAATGAATACGTGGATATAGTTTAACTTGATATTATTATTGATAATATCAAAATTACAAAAGGGATTGTGAATCGGGGTTGTATCTTTCTTCGTGATGCATCCAGTATTCTTCGCAACCAAAAGTCCATTTACCTTCAATCAGTGGGGCTTTGTACCAAAATACACAGTCTCTTGGATCATTACTTTGCACTGTGTTATTTATGAATAAAGCTGTGTAATCATCGGTTAATTGATCCATTACTTGACAAAACTCGCTAAAATCGGGAATACAACTAGCGTAGTTTTCCCATAGAATACGTCTGTTACGTAAATTTGGTTCTCTCAGAATAAAAACACCGTCAATGTTTGTTCTAATAACTGGTTTAATATCCATACCGTACTGTAAAGACAAAATATACCACATTTTCCAATGACGTCCGTTTTTGTACATACCTTGTTGCAACGGCTTGCTGAAAATTTTGGGATCGTCAGTGCAATCATCAAGCAATAACACAGCCCATGGATTTTCTATATGTTGTTTTGCTATCTTTTGCCTTTTGATAAAATTTTCAATGACAGTTTCATCATATTTGTTGTAAACAAAACTAGCGGGAAAAATCTTTCCATAGTGCCCATTACTGTCTTCCGTACCTGAAACAACAATACCACATGGAAATATATGCTTTTTTGCATACAATAACGAAGTGATTAAAGTTGTTTTCCCGGTTCCTGGTTTACCAATAACTACAATCTTACTTCCACCCTGTGAAGGGTTTGTATAATTGTGAGTTCCAGGTGGAATGTCATCTGGATTTAATTCTCTAATGTAATACTTTTTTGGAGTTGACATTTTTAAAGAATTGCGACCTCTTTAAAATTATATTATAATAAATGGCAGATCCTAAAACATATAATGATCGTACTACATTAAGTACCGTAGGCGCAGATACCGCGGTGTTTGGAAGATTAAATTGGCCGCGAAATCCGGGTCCTCCAGGCCCTACCGGTCCTATTGGACCACAGGGAGATATTGGGGCTACCGGGATTCAAGGACCTATTGGGGCTACCGGGATTCAAGGTGATATCGGGGCTACGGGACCTATTGGGCCCGGAGGAAGCGCTCCCGCAGCTTTACCGGAAGCAGCTGTACAGTTTAGAGATAATTTATCAGTAATCCCTGGATCTCTCGGGGGAGATGATGGGTTTAGATTTTGGCAAGTAGGTTCCGCGCCTTTTCCCACCATTCCCGGTTTTCAGCTTACGTCAAACTTAGTTGATATTGGTAACGTATTCGGAGGAAGTAATGGCAATCCCCCAGTTACACAGGATACAAATTTATCATATAGATCTGATGTAACAAATAGAACTTTTGTACAGTTTGACCAACCATCTGGTGTAAATATACGTTTGGATGCACAAACAACTGTCAACGGGGATGATTTGTTTTCAGTTGAATCAAACGCTCGAACAACCACTGATCCTAAAATTAGATTACAAACTTATGACGGATCAATTAGATTAAGTAGTTTCAGACAAACAGCAACTCCTGGCGCCTACGGTGATGGAAGTGTAAATATCGAAACAAACACTGGTGGTATTAATTTATTGTCTCTCGGTCAAAATATTCCTACAGGGGCGAATGGCGGTGCTATTACAGCCGTAACGACCGATGCGGACATATCTTTGGTAGTTAGTCAAACATCGGGAAATACGAGACAATTGGAATTAAATACTGTGGGTGTTTTTGGTGTGACAAATCCAGCAGCTATCTTTTTACATACAACCAAGCCAGCAGGGGCTTCAGCCGCCACAACAAGTGGTAGAATCGAATTAAATACACTAGGTGGACAGATCAAACTTTTAGCTGAGCGAGCAGACGGTGCTGGAGGAACCCAGCCCAGCGGATTTGTAACTTTAGAGGCTTCGGACGGTAATGTTGATATTAACGCGAGAGAAACTTTTAGAAAAATCAGACTCAGGGCGGATGGCGCGAATGGATCAGTTGAATTAAAAAGTGAGTTGGACTTTCAAGATGCTGGTTCGGTAACTCAGTTGACAATCAACGGCATTACCGGCAATATAGATATGTTTGGAGGAACTACGGGTAACTTAACTCTTACAGGACCAAGTGCAAACATTGATGCAAATGGTGCAATAAAAGGTAACACTTTGGCTTCTGTTCTTACAACAACAGTTGGTACAAATTTAACCGTTGAAAATGATGCAACTATTGGAAATTCGGGTAATGGTGATTTTAAAGCAATAACCTCAAACACAACTGGTGTAAATCCAGCTTTAAGAACCTTCAGCGCTGCTGGTTTGGATCAAACAAAATTAAATACCTCATTATCATTAATGGCGGATACTTCCACTGTTTTAAACATTCAAGGTACAAATCCTAGAAGATTAGCGGTGGCAGGTTCATTAGCTTACAATTCTTCAGCCCGTTTACTTACTTATGGAGGTTTAAATCCAGCGGGTAATTTATCAAATAAATTTATTGGTAACAAAGTATTGTTGAAATCCGTAGAATTTATACAATCGTTATCCAAAAATAACTCAAAACCCGACCTCACAACACCTTTGAGTTATACTGGCGGCGGCACCGGAGGTTATCAATCAGCTGCTATAGCTCCAAGTATTGCCGGAAGGAAAAATTTTGATTTAACTGGAAATGTTGTAGCAACGAATCTGAGTAACGATGTACTGGGTGTTGCTCCTGGTGGAATTAACGATGTTTTTTGTTTAAAAGTGCAAATGCCACCCAGATACACACCCACCGGAGCTGGATTCCAAAACGAATTTTCTGTTTTGGTCGAAGGAACTGTTGCTGTTCATTACTTTAACGATACTGGTTCAACCACTGCGTACGCTAATATAGGGGTGGGTGTGTGGGCTACGGATGCACCCACTCCCAATGGGTCTGCTAGACCCGCCCCTTACAATGAAGGATTTGGTGCAGGAGTTATTACAACAGCTGCGGATGCTTGGCGATGGGGAGGAGACAATTTTAACAGGACTGGTCCTATCGCAGGTGCGCAAGGACAACCTGGATTTAATGCTAGCGGATTCCCGCTTTCCAATCAAGGATCTGTACAAAGTGGTGGCACAAATTCATGGCCTCGGGCTATGCACGCTTCATATTATTATAATTTAAACGAAAGCCAAGTGCCCCCAACAGAGTTGCTACCGAAAAGCGGGAATTCCCTCAGCCAAAATCCGCCGGGGCCCGGGTTTGGACTTACTACATCTCAGGATTTTAATGACAATTCATCAGCCAAAGGACTACCAGTTCTTGCCAATCCGGCCAGTGATCCCGGTTGGATAGATCCACTGGGTGCTCCAAGTACTAATAATAGAGCGGGGGATGCTAATTGCGGATCTTATTACAGATGTCCACTTATAGATAATGGTGAATACGAAATAGCTCAAGTTCCATTTAGCATTGTATGTCAAAACACTAATAATACCTCTTCAGTCCAAACGCAATACATTTGGGTTACCCTTTTCTCTAATAATCAGACGGGATCGGGAGCGAACTCTTTAGGAGGTCCTTACATATTTAGAGAAGGTTATTTTGGACTTATCTCGACGAATCCAGGTACTTCGAGATATGGTGGTGTAAACACATGTAGCGTGTATTACATTGGGGATCAAGATGTAATGTCTGACACAACCGATGCTTAATTTTACTTCTTTTTGAAATAAAATTATTAATTACAATTCGTCATCTGAATCTTCATCTTCATCTTCATCTTCCTGATCGTTATCGACTCCTCCAGCATATTCAGCATTTATCGATCTTGCTTTTCTGTCATGCAAAACACGATTTTCCTCAAATTCTCTAGCAATTTCGGGGCGCAATGGATCCGCTGGATTTGGATCGTTAAGTAACGAACAAATAGACAACATTACTTTACTAATTGTCAAAACAGGGCTCCATTTATCCTTCAAAACATCCAGACAAATATATCCTTGATTGCTTATATTACAATGGTAAATTGGTGTGGTAATTTTAACCTTTGGAGGTTTGAAAGGATAATCTTTGGGAAAATTAATAGCTAATTTATACACACCGCCTTCGTAAGGTGTTCCTACAGGACCTATGATTATACCTTCCCATTCTCTTATATCATCTCCTTTTGGCCCAGCACTAACATTCATCGCTGAGCCTTCTTTTTGCAACTCAACAAGTTCTTTTTGTATTCTAGAAACTGACATTTGTTAAAATGATTTTTAATTTCAAAATCATTTTGTTATAAAAAAATGACAACAAGATTACCTGAACCATTACTAAAAGAAGACAATTCCCGGTTTTCTCAACTACCCTATCAGTTTCCAATGATACAAGAAGCTTATAATGTCCATGAATCTGCGTTTTGGACAGCTGGAGAAATTGATTACGCAGCGGATATCAATGATTGGAAAAGTTTGACAGATGACGAACGATACTTCCTTGAACATATTCTTGCTTTTTTTGCAGGCGCTGACGGGATAGTTTTGGAAAACTTAGTTACAAATTTTTGCGAAGAAGTTAAAGCCCCTGAAGCTCGAAATTTTTATGGTTTTCAGGCTATGATGGAGAATATTCACGCTCAAGTATATTCATTGTTGATAGAAACGTATGTTAAAAAGCCAGAGCGTAAAATGCAACTATTCCAAGCAATAGATACTATTCCGTGTGTTTCTAAAAAAGCAAATTGGGCAATGAAATGGATATCAAAAGATAATTTTTTCGAAGAAAGAGTTATAGCTTTTGCAGTAGTCGAAGGAATCTTTTTCTCTGGTTCTTTTTGTGCTATTTTTTGGCTGAAATCTAGAGGTAAAATGGTTAAAGCTCTAGGAACCAGCAATGAGTTAATAGCGAGAGACGAAGGTTTGCACACCGATTTTGCCGTTTTAATGTATTCATTGTTGAAAAACAAAGTAACACAAGAAAGAGTTGAAGAAATTTTTAGAGAAGCAGTTGACATCGAAAAAGAATTTATTTGTGAAAGTTTACCATGTCGTTTAATTGGTATGAACAGCGAACTAATGTGTCGTTATATTGAATTTGTAGCAGATAGATTGCTTACTCAATTAGGTTTTGAAAAAATATACAATCCAGAGGGCGGAAATCCTTTTACTTTTATGGACAATACCTCGATTGATGGCAAAACTAATTTTTTCGAAAAACGAGTGACAGAATACGTCAAAGCTTCTGTCACTACAGAAGACTGGGAAATAAGCGAAGATTTTTAGATTTAAATCATTAATATGAGTTAAATCATACAATTTATAGATCGCTGCGAGATATAATAGGCTTTTTATCGGAGCTTAATAATCTAGGTACGAGAACCGCAATTAAAACGAAGAATAAACAAGCCAATAAAACCGGAACAAGCCAATTCCATGGACTTGAATGAGCGGGATTGCTAGGACTGGGAGTGTCTTCTGCTAAATCTGATAAGTTTTCTGTATAATTTTCCGCGTAAGATTGAGGTAATTTAGGCATTTTATCTTCGTACGCGTTTTTGTATATAGTATAAGCTGCCTTGCACCATCTAGGATCGGCTTTATGTTTTTCTGATTTAGCAATACACATTTGCAAGGCTTTTTCGGGATTTCCTTTACAGTGGCCTAACGATTCAGAGAAAAATTTGGGTCGTAGATCGATAACAGGTACAGCTGTAAGTCTGTACTGACAAGGATCTTTGCCAATGGCTTTAATAAGTCTTTTAGTGGTAGTTTCGCAATATTGACCTCCTTTGCTATTTCTAACTGAATCTTGACCGTACCCGTCAACAAAATCTGCAGCCGCATTGTAACAAACGTTGTTGAAGTTTCGCACGGCTTGCATTCTATCGATAGGGAAATCGCTAATAGGAACACTCAAAGGATCCATCTCAAATTCCGGAGACATAAGAACTCTTTTTCGCAATTTTGACATTCTTTTATTTACAAAAGTTCAAAAAAATTATTTTACCTATCGTTGATTTAAATATTTCGAGGAAAGAAGAAACAATGCCGAAGAAACTATTCAAAGCTCAAACCTCAGAGGGTTATACTATCAAAGTATTAGCTGATCTTTTGCAGAATAACATTAAAACTGCTTGTTTACTTCTTGACGAATCTGGTTGTCGTCTAAAAATGTATGATAGCCATAGGAGAGTATGTTTTTCTTTTCAGTTAGATGCAAACAATTTTCAAATTTATAAATTTAGGCCTAAAAATTCCCTTTATCTTGGTCTAAATTTAGGTCATTTCTACAAAATGATCAAATCTATCAAGAAGAAGGACTCTATTATTCTTTTCATTCCCGAAGAAAATCCAACAAGTCTTGGAATTAGGGTAGTTCCTAAGGAAAATAACAGAGTAACTACTTCTTTCATCAAAATTCAGAATATTCAACATTTGGACGTAGGAGTTCCAGAAGATTATGATAATCCGATTATCGTTCCTTCAAACGAATATCAAAAAATGTGTAAAGATATGAATTCAATTAGTCAAGTGGTTCAAGTTACCGCCCAAAAATACAGTATAAGATTCTTCTGCGATGCCGGAAGTGTTTATTCAAGAGAAGTGTCTTTCGGAGAAACAGACAGTGATAGTGACAGTGATGATGACGAAGAAACTGAGCGTTTTAACGAAGAATTTAATACAGAACAGCTAGCTAGAATTGTTAAAATATCTGGTTTGGGGAATAACATTCACGTATATGTTAAGAGAGGTCTTCCTATGCTTTTTAAAGCAAACGTAGGAGGTTTAGGTAAAATAGCTGTGTACATTAAATCTAAATCAATGATAGCAGCTGAGCAACGACCCGGACTTTAAGTTTTTCTTAATTTTTCTTTTTTTCCATTGCAATAGCAATGGAAAAAGTTTAACTTTTTCTTAGCGACGGATGGTTTCGATCCATCGACCTTCGGGTTATGGGCCCGACACGCTTCCACTGCGCCACGTCGCTAATATATACAAACATATTTTTAAATTTATTACAACAACGGATAGTCGTTTTTCCTTTTCCACAAATATGTGACATCAACATCTAATTTGTTAATTCTATTAATTATAGATATTCTTTCTTTGCAATTATACCATTCATGCCAATCTTGCTTTTGCTGCCATTCACTTACACTAACGATATGATATATATTATCATTAAAGGTCACAAAATTTTGTATTTTTTGAACACCATGACGAGCAGAAGCCAGAGAAAGCAATTCTTGTTGCGCCTCTTTTAATTGCGAAGAATGAATACTTGATATTCGCTTGGTAACCATTACTATGAAACGCCCAGGCATTTATTCGTAAATTTAAATATCTAAATAGAAATTTTGTTTTTACAAATGGATACTTCCACGCACATTCTTTTTGACGAATACTTATTTTCGTTCGTTAGCGAAAATTACAACAATCCAATGCACTATTATTATTTTGATACATTATTCACAGACACAGAAATATCTAAGATACTAGAAAGTTTCTCTAATTTATGTCAGAATAAAGGCACAACTTTTGATTCTTCTCAAAAGGAATTTAGAAAAACTAACATAACTTGGATACCTAGAAATGATAGCACAAAATGGATTTACGATAGAATGGTTAACGCTTTGGTTAGCGCGAACAAAGCTATGTTCAACTATGATATAACTTCTCTACGGGATCAAATTCAACTTGGTTGTTATGAAGCCAAAGACAATGGAAAATACAGCAGGCATGTAGACATAAATGACAACGATATACATTGTTGCAGAAAATTGAGTATATCTGTTCTTTTGTCGGATCCAAATAGTTATGAAGGAGGAGATTTATTGATTAGAAATTATACAGCTCCTCGTAAAAAAGGATCTGCTTGTGTGTTTTCATCTTTTGTGGAACACGAAGTTACAACTGTCACCAAAGGAAAGAGATATTCTTTGGTTCTATGGATTTATGGTCCTCCATTCAGATAGTTTAAATATTCGAAACAACTTATTAATAATGAGTAAATCGTCTACATATTCAATTAATTCTGACGTAGGATGCCGTCCTACAAAGATAAATACAAATCAAGAATTTACAACCCTTGTCGAAAACCAAGAAAAGATGAGCTCTGGAAATAGTTGTGTTTTGATTTGTAAAAACTTAAAATCTAAAATGTTAGACCATCTTCTTTTAGGAGGTGAACATACTAAAAAGGTATCACAAGGTTTTACCACGCCAATAGAATGGAATTCCATAATAGACAATGAAGAAAAAAGAGACATAGTTTTAACTGATCCTAAATTTGGAATGTTTAGTTTATTTGCTTATCACATTAACAAAGGCTACAAGAATCAAGAGCTAAAAAAGTCCAATAAAGTCTTTTGTTCTCATATTTTTTCTTTGTTTTTCGCCCTTCCTATTTTAATCTTTATAAGTCAATGGATATTATACTATGCTCTTGTTGCTCATGAAATTAAAACTTTTGACGGGGAATTTTGCCCAAACAAAAGCACAATAGAAAATAAACTCATAATCGCTGGAACTGGTATAGTTTACTTCGTGAGAAGTTTTTTTATTTGGGATAATTTGACATCTAGAATAGGACTAAAGAAAACAAACAGAGTGGATAACATACCAGCTATTTTAGATACTTTTCAAGAGTTTTTGTTTAGTTTAATAGTCTATGGTGCGAATCTTTGGATTATTTTTGTCGAAGAAGACATACAAAATATGATCTTAAACTCTCTTGCCATGGAATTTTTGATGCAGTTGGACAATGAGTTTCAAGAAATGTATTTTACTTATTTACCAGGCAGCGCCGAGGATATTTACGACAATATATACGTTTCATACAAAGAAAATAGGAAATTGTTGACCGAAAAATACAGAAAATCAAAGTATTTCAAATTTTTTAGTTATTTACTGAGTATTCCGTATAAGTTATTGGTAATTTCTATTTTTTTGTTTCCACTGCTTTGTTTTTTCATAGCTGTAATAGGACCAATCTGCAAATAATGTTTATATTACCTTATTGGTGATATAAAATAAAATATTCATTAAGATCCGCATGACAAACACTCTTGCTCTTCTTGTTGTTGTTGCTTTTGTCTAGCAAACTTTTTTGCTTTATTTGGATCTATCGTAAACGACTGAGAATTCATACTTGGTTTAGATCTTATGTAATAAGAACCTGTTTTTAATCCCTGTGACCATCCAAACATATGAGCGTTGCTCAATTTTTTGAATTCAACTTTCTCAAACCAAAGATTCAAACTCTGACTTTGACAGATAAATCTTGCCCTCTCCGCTGAAAGAATTACCAAACTTTTTTGAGATATTTCCCAAACGGTTTTGTATAAATCTTTCATTAATTTGGGCAAACCCTGTAAATACTGAACTGAACCTCTGTGATACATTAAATTTTGTCTGGTTTCATCATTCCACAAATCCATGCTTAACAAATCTTCGACTAAATGTCTGTTTACTATGGTAAATTCTCCAGCTAAGGTTCTTCTATTGTATAAATTTGATGTATAAGGTTCGAAACATTCGTTGTTACCCATAATCTGAGATGTAGAGGCCGTAGGCATCAAAGCTAACAACAAACTATTCCTGGCACCGTCCTTTATAATCTTTTGCTTAAGATCGTCCCAATCGTATCTACCGGACAAAACACCTGTGTGTTCACCACAGACTATTTCTGGTAAATCTTTCCACATGTCAAATTGAAATTGTCCTTTAGACAACGGAGACCCCGTAAAACTAGAATAAGGACCATCTTTTACAGCCAAGAGCCATGATGCTTTCATGGAATGATAATATATAGTTTCAAAGACTTCCATATTAATTTTTCTGGCTTCTGTTGATTCAAAAGGCAATCTAAGTTTTATAAACAAGTCTGCTAATCCTTGTACGCCTATACCTATAGGCCTGTGTCTTAGATTTGAGTTTTTAGTTTCTGGTATTGGGTAAAAGTTTTTGTCGATAATTTTGTTTAAATTTCTAGTGGCTGATTCTGCCAAAGCTCCAAGTTTTTCGTGATTTATAACTGGTTTTAACTTTTCCCACAAAGAAGTGTAACCTCCTATAATTTCATCTCCGATTTGAATCTGAGGTAAAGTTGCACAACTATTTTTCTTGAAAAAAGCTTTTCGCCGCAACTCTTCGTTTAAAGTTACTTCGTAGTATTGAATTTTTCTTTTGGTCAAAAGAGCTTTGGCTAATTTACACCACCCACAATCGTTTTTAGTGTAAACAGTTATTTGACCTTCAAAAATGTTATCGGGATATTTTAAAACACTTGGTAAACAAATACTCGCCAAATTGCAAACAGCTGTTTCATCTGTACTGCTATATTCCACAATTTCTGCGCACAAATTGCTAGATTTAATTGTTCCCAGATTCTTTTGGTTTGATCTAATGTTACAGGAATTTTTGTATAACATGTAAGGAGTACCTGTTTCTATTTGACTACTAATTATAGCTTTCCAAATTTCCCTGGCTGGGATTTTTTCTCGTACTCTTCCCATCTCCTCGTACTTTTTATAAAGCTCTGAGAATTCTTTCCCATAGACATCTGTCAGATCATCACATTCATCGGGACACATCAAACTCCAATCTTTGTTTTCCTTGACTCGGATCATAAATTCATCCGGGATCCACATGGCATAAAATAAATCTCTTGCTCTTTCTTCATCTTGACCGTGAAACTTTTTAGCGTCCAAAAACTTAATTATATCTGCGTGCCAAGGTTCTAGATACATTGCAAAGCTACCCGGTCTTTTACCGCCTCCTTGATTTATGTATCTAGCTGTATCATTGTAAACTTTTAACATAGGCATTAATCCATCGGATCTACCACCTGTTTTTCTGATGTAACTTTGATCAGCTCTAATTCCGCTGATATGACAACCAATACCACCTGCCCATTTTGATATTTTAGCACAATCTGTGATAGATTTAAAAATACCTTCTACAGAATCCGTGGATCCGTCAAGTAAAAAACAAGAACTTAATTGAGGTCTTGGGGATCCTGCGTGAAATAAAGTTGGGGTAGCATGAGTGTAACACTTTTTAGACATATTATCGTACGTACATTTAACTTCTGTCATGTCTACAGTGTATGAATCGTTTGTATTAGTGATGTGAATACCCAGAGCAACTCTCATAAATAAATGCTGTGGTCTTTCGACACATTTTTTATCTTTTTTGAGGAGATAACTTTTCTCCAGTGTTTTGAAACCGAAAAAATCGATATTAAAATCTCTCGTGTATTCAATCATATCCTCGATTTTAGCTCCATATTCTGAAATAGCCCACATAATTTCTGCACTTACTAATGACACCCTTTCTCCGTTTTTATCTGTTATATCAAAAAGTTCCTGCATGACCGCTGAAAAATTGCTATTTGTATTTTTTTGATGATTATCAACGACGACTCGCGAAGCCAGTATACCATAATAAGGATGTTGCATAACTTTGTTCGCGCATGTCGAGGCTACTAAATTATCGATCTCAGAAGTGTGAATCCCAGAATGTATTTGTGTTATGACATCTTGGGTGACCATAGCAGGATCTATAACCTCGTCTAAGCCTCCGTGCATTAATTTTGATATTCTGTCGGTAATCATATCGAATCTGATGGGTTCTAATTCGTTATTCCTATTCGTGACTTGCATAGTTTCTTTTCTTTTGCTCATATTTGTTGTCAAATATAAATACTAAAATTTCATTTTTTGAAAAATTTAAGTTTAATAAATATGTCATACGTATTAGCTAGAGATATAGGTTGTTCTTACAAAGATAGCCCTTGGGAATATTTACCGCAAGGCCCAAACACGTTATTTAATTTCCCTCAAAATCCAAGTGTTATGGGCGGTAAAACAGGTACGGCATCGGTTAACTCAACAACAGATGTCGGACAATCATTTTTTGCTTATCAGGTAGCCAGAGGTGGATGGCCAGTAGCAAAAGCTGATGGTCATGTTCCGGAACCTGCCGTGTGGTATCATTCAATGTATTCACAAAATTACCCAGCGCATTTTCTACCAGCTGCTTGGAACCCTGGTCCTTACAGTGATGCTAGCGGGGTTCAAACATTTTATAATTTGGGACAAATCCACCTAAACAACGCTTTCGCCATGACTTTCCTTAAATGGCGTCCTGAAGATTTAACTATGGAACTAACAGATAGAAATGCTCCGGGAAGCGCTGAAACACCAATTTTTGTTAACCCCGCGGCTTGGCCAGTTGGTTTACAAAATGTTCAAAACTTGTTGAGGGGAAGTAAAGATCCTAAATACGGAGGATTAATTAATGCTGTATTGCAGCAAGCAAATAGTGCTAACGATGGAGCGGGTGTTTGTAGAAAAGTATTACTTTACATTTCCGGTCATATGACAAGGAACGAAGGTAACAATTCGCAATGGCACAATTCTGATATTGGACGTTGGTTTGCTAGATACAATCAAAGACATGGTATTTCGATGTCAGCCGGTACTATTGGGATCCCTGTTAACTTTTGCGGGGCTTGTAATCAAACTCCCCTAACTCCTAGAATGGGTGGTCATGGTTCTCCTACTTTGTAAATGCCATACCAAAATTTTATTCAAAACATGAATAAAATTAGAAATTACTTTACGAAGAAGTCATACCTTGAAGTTTGGCTAACAAAGCTTCAGCTCCGGGATTAGGAGGACTTTTTGCTGGCATTTCGGTCACAACGCATGATTTCTTACCAGTAGAACTTCCACCAAACCACATATAATAAATACCAAAACCTATGCCAAGAATTACTAAGAGTAAAATAATATTTTTCATCGTAAAAAATCCCGAAGTTTGTTTCTCCTGTACTACAGGTTGCGGTGGTGGCGGCTCGAGCAACTCCTCTTCCTGCTCCGAGGGAACAGGCTCAGATTCATATGGATTAGCCGGAATTTCTTTTCTTAATATTTCTACTTTGATTTTGATCGGATTTTCTGATTTCAAACTCAAGAAATGATTTTGGTATAAATTATCGTTATTTATTATTCTGGCCCCAAAAGTTTTATCATACATTTTATGATCGACATTTCCTGAATCTAAATCTGTTTGTTTGACAAATGCTGCTTCAAATTCTCCTTGTTCCAAGGGAGTAACTTTAACTTTAACTTCAAAATTAACAAGTTCTTCGTTTAAATCGACAAGTTGTCGTTTGTTTCCTACTGTTAATGTATGTTCCATTTTTTACAAGAAAGAGTTTGTTTTTAAACTTAATTCACTCGTCTGGGTTATTTTCAATTTGCTGCTGTGCTTGAGATAGAGCGGCTGTTAAACCATTCATTGTGTTCTGCATTTCGGGTGGTACCTCTCCTTGTATATTTGACACCATACCTTGTATTGAACCCATCAAAGATCCTAAATTTAAATCTCCGTTTTGCATTCCCGCCGACATTTCTGTCATCATTTCTTCCATAACCCCAGAGCTCATCAATTTTGACACAGCTTCTGTTGGATTTGTAGCATCCTTATCTATATTGTCTTCTACTTTTGACAAAAGGCCTTGCAAGAAATCCTTAGATTTGTCCGCAGAATTTTCCGGTTGACTCTGTAAAACTTCTTTCATTTTAGCTTGTGGATCGCAAATAGCGCTTATAGTTCTTAAATGCTGCCAAACAGCATCAGAACTTTGTCTATCGGATTTTCTAAGAATTTGTTTTACATTAATATACACTCTTTCGGAATAAGAGATATTATTTGCAGATAATTTATCCGCATTTTGTTCTTTGAGACCATCACGTGATTCGGTGCAAAATTTTTTGAAAGCTAGAATATGTTTGCGAATTGCATCTACATTTTTAAACGCAGTTTTCTCAATTAATCTAGCATAAAGTCCCAGAGAACGCTGAGAAGAGCCAAAAACAGTGTTGACGTCTCCGACAAACGAAGATATTGCTTGAAAGGCTAATAATTCGTTAGAAGATAGTTGTTTTTCTGACATTTATTTTCATTTGTAAGATTTTAAGTCTTAAAATTCAAGGCTTATATAAAATGAGTGATGAAGAAGATTTTTTCGATTACGGAGATGAACCAGATGCAGCCGGTGACGGCGAATACGGCGAATATGGAGAAGAATTTTATCCTATGGATTTCGAGGAAGATATTAGACATGAAATAAATGCTTTTGACAGGGTGGGAATTGTATCAGATCCTTTCAAGCAACGATTTAAAAATATTAAATTCAGGGATTGGGTGTTAGCTGACCGAGTAATTGAAGGCTTGAGGCGTGAAATAGGAGAATTTGAGCTTAAATATATGAATCCCACGGCTATTTCAGCGGCGTATAAAGCAATTACTAATGATAATGGACTGATAAAATATGATGGTTTGTATTCACATGATAAAGATAAATTAAATGCAATGGCGGAGACATATCAAAAAGCTACAAGTGTTGACAAAGATAAATTTAAATCTGCGATGATGAGATACATTAAGTTTTGGTGGTTATTTTACAACAAAGGATAATCGAAAATGAATTTTTGTTATAATTACCAGCAGGTAAGTTATAATGTCTTATATCGGAGAAAAGTACTTTTCGTATAACGCGGAACAAATTCGCGAGAATATAAATGAATATGGTGTTGCAATATTTCCATCCTTTTTAACCCCGATGGAATGTGATAATATGAATTCGGGTATGTGGGATTTTTATGAACACATTACCGGAGGTACACAAACAGAAATTGATAGAAATGATCCGAGTAGTTGGAGTAATTTATATAAATTATTTCCAAAACACTCATTTCTTCAACAGCATTTTGGTGTGGGTCATGCTCAGATTTCTTGGGACTTGAGACAACACGAGGGAATTGTGCAACTATTTGCTGATTTCTGGCAAGTACCAAAAGAAGAACTCTTAGTAAGTTTCGACGGATTTAGCCTTGGTGTTCCCCATGAAGTTACTAACAGAGGTTATTATAGAGGAAAAGCAGTATTTCACACTGACCAGAGTTTTACAAGAAATGAGTTTGAGTGTGTGCAAAGTTGGGTTACTGCTCACGATGTAAACGAAGGCGACGCAACGCTTACTTTCTACGAAGGTTCTAATAAGTATCATGCTGAATTTGGCTCTACATTTGAAGTGACAAATAAAAGCGATTGGTATATAGTTAATGAAGATGAAAGAAACTTTTTCAAGGAAAGAGATTGCGAAGAGATAAGAATTACCTGTCCTAAAGGAAGTTTGGTATTTTGGGACAGCAGAACTATTCATTGCGGTGTTCAAGCTTACAAAGATAGAGCGCAAGCGAATCATAGAGCTGTGATTTATCTTTGTTATATGCCAAGAAGTTTAGCTACAGACGCGGCGATTAAAAAAAAGAAAAAGGCGTTTAACGAGCTAAGAACTACAAGTCACTGGCCATGCAAGCCCAAGCTATTTCCTAAGTATCCTCGAACATATGGTAAACCTCTGCCTGAATTGAATCCTGTCAATCCCCCCGTCGTAACAGAGTTTGGAAAGAAACTCGCTGGGTTCTAATTATCTTATCTTGTTAACACTATTAATTATTGTATTATCAATAATACAATAATATTTTTACGCACTTATTAATTTTTTGCTAGGTGCTTCTATTCTAGTATTCCAGTCGAAGTTCCAATGTTTAATACCTTTTTCTATCAAATCTAATTTTTTGATTTCAATTATATCCCCGTTTTTAACTATTATTTCGTTGTTTGATATAATTTTAAGTTGCAGAGATAGAATCAAGGATGATAAAAATCTTTTAATTTTCATTTTATCCCATTCATTTTCTTTGCCGTATCTAATCACAAATTTTTTGAGTAGCAAATCCCTTATTTCTTTCTTTCTAATTTCAGACCAATCGTTGCAGTTATAAAGAAAAAATTCTTTTTCTGTTTTTTCGAAGTTCTTTTTCTGCTGTATTATGTCATCATGGGATCTAATACCTAGTTTATTTCGAAGTAGATTTCTTACTTCTTCGAATAGTTCATTGGTGGGCTTGTGCTGATCCACCTTATAGCTAAATTCTTTGCCTTTGAAACCGCAGCACATGAAATCTTTAGAAAAATACACTCCGTAAGGACCAATTCCAAATGCCAAGTCTTCAAAAATGTATTTCCAATATCTATCGTTCGTTTCTCTGCAGCAGTGTAGAAAGAATGGATACACTATTTCTTTTCTGCCTTTTGTCATCTTGTATTATAGTGGATATTTTTTTAATACCGGATGGATATTTTTTCTTTTTTGTGGGTGAACTGGTCGCGAAATTTACTCTAATTGTCGCTTTTTGGTTAATATTATGAGTCAGACAATATTTGGTATATGCGATGTTACTTGAACTTCCCATATAAATAATTGTTAACGTTTCATTTGTTTTTGAGATTGTTCCGAAAGAAACGTAGGGATTTGTGCATATCCAAGGTAAAAAATATGTAACACCTACCACCAAATCAAAACTACCATTTTGTCTTAACACCCACAAAGAACTAATTTCAGAAGAATTTTCAGTCAAAAAGCAATTAGGATAAATTTTAACAGGGAAAGAAGAATTTTGAAAAACTCTTGTTATTTTTGTTTTCCACGAAGGTTGTTTGACGGTTTTATCTTCCTCTGGTAAAATAGGGGAGTCACATCTGTATGAAATTACAGGTATTCTTTTGTTCTCAATAAATGTTGTATTTGGAGGTGATGAAGCCAAAATAGACGTGTTTTTATGAGAAATACAAAGAAATTTAACTCCTTTGTAATACACTAATAAAGATTCTTTGTTTAACAAGTCTACAGGCATTTTGACACAATGTATAGGACTTTGTGTCAAATCTATAGTTTGCCGTGGCACCAGAATTGTTTCTTTACCCCACTTAATTTTTCCCCCTTTGCATGGTACAGACAGTATTTTTTTACAGTTAATCAAAGTGGACAGATCGGAAAAAGGGGAGCAATTTTCTTCGAGTAAAGTTGTATTCCATAAAAGCTGTTTATCCTCATCGCATGTTAAAATTTCATAAGTGGTGTTTCCAGTTTTCTTACCGGTTAAATGTCCTACTATTTCTCCGGACAAACACATTTTGTAATTACAAACATTATCAATTGCCTCATCTAACATCTCAAAATTCAACGAGAGAGATTGTTGTAGATATTTTATTGTTTTGGTATTAGTGAAAGCATGTGAAATTTCCACATATCTTTCTTTTGGGGTAGTTTTACACATTACAAAATATCCAAATATTTTTCTTTGAAATTTTGCTATTTTGTCAGTGAAATTAAATTTGTCTAAAACACCTGGAAATTGTAAATTTAAATTATGTATGTAATTTTTGTTGTAAGCAACCGAAACTTCTGATAAGATATGTTTAACGTCAGTGTATTTTTTAAGCATACTTTTAGAACTTTTAATACCACATGGTATGAACATTAAAGGGCAACATTCTTGTTTAATAACAATATTGAGTAACGAATAATAAATATCTGGGTAATTTATTTGTAGATCTGCCATTTTTTGTGACGTTAAGGATGTAATTTGCTGGCTATACCAACTATTCTCGTAGTGTCTATCCGCGGACACTGTATTAATTATGCATTCTAGCAATTCCAAACAACTCATTTTTCTTATACAGAAAAAAATAGCTTGAAGAATTAGATGAAATTTTAAATATGTATACAATTTTCAATCTCAAGTCTGATTTCAAAAATAAAAGACAATTAGTTATGGGTTCAGAACACTGGGGAAAATGCGCCTGGTCTTTTATTTACAACGTCGTATTGTCTCATAAAGGTAAAATTAAACATCTGAAGGCTTTTTTAGTCAATTTGCAATATGTTTTACCATGCGAAAAATGCAAAAAGCATTATTCAGAATTTTTAACAGAAAACCCAATTCCTAACAAAAAACATTTAATTTTTCAATGGTGTGAGCTTTTAGAAAACGAAATAGCGAAAGAAAATTACAAAGACGAGTATATCCCTATAACAAGATTAGACCAAATATTAACTCCAACTGTTCGCTCCGTGCCAGCTGTAAAAAACATAAATTCTTCGACAGTTGCTGAGGAGGTTCCAAAAGCTTCAAAAGCAACCACGCAAGTTTTAAAAAGCGGGGGAGACTGTATTAATTGTAATAAAGATAGAATGAAGAAATCATTGCAAAATGTATCGATGCTTAACATGGGGGCTCCAATGTCGAATAATTACGAAAAACCTCGTTGGTACTCTAGAAGAATTTAAAATAGATCTTAACAATTATAGAGAAATAAGAAATGGTTGAAACTCGTTCACAAAAGAAACGAAAAAGGGAGGAAGAAGCGAACTCCCAAGAAAAACAAAAAGAACCTCGCGTTGATTCCTCGAAAGATCGAGATGAATTACAAGAGCCTCTTAATTTAGGGGATGAAGAGGTTATATATGTTTATGAGAGCGAAGACAATGAAGAAAATTCCGACGGAGAAAAATCTGATGAAGAAATGGATTCAAGTGATTGGATTGCTCAATTTCTATCTCCGGAAGATATGGAAGATATAGAGGATCCCGATTACAATCCCGAAGATGGAGAAGTAATTTCTCTTAACTATGCCGGACTGTGCAAACTGTTAGGAGCGACTGGTCAAGAAAAAATTGCCGAAAATCTTAAAAACGTTATGGAGACTATCAAAGATAAAACTCCAAATTTTATGAAAATATTATCAGAAAACGTTCAACACGAACATCGAGTCAAGCTAGTGGAATTATATGAAGCTTTGAAGGAATTAGAAACCGCTGGTATGTCTGGTCAACCTTCTAAACTAGAATATATATCACTGAGAGATCATATAAATGAATTAACAAAGAGATACAAACGTAAAAAAGAATTGTTTGATGAAATGGATAAAGTTTCAAGAGAAGGAATGGAGAAAGACATCAAGGATTTGGAAAAATTTTCTAATCCTGATGAATCGATAGAAACTCGTATTTTATCGTTAGAAACAAGCAAACAAAACAAAGCAGTCATCTATTCTAAATACAAGCGAATGGAGTCTTTGTCTAAACACGATGATGAAAAAAGTAAACTCAGAACTTGGTTAGACTGGGCGACAAAATTGCCACATAACCGAATCAAATTGCCTAAAAAACAAGTAGAGGTGTCTACAACTATTCTAAATATAGCAAAAGAGTTGGATAAAGAATTATATGGAATGACGAGTGTGAAAGAGCAAATTTTAACTTTCATAACATCTCGACTAATCAATCCAAATGTCAAAGGATGCTCTCTCGGTCTTTTGGGACCACCTGGAACTGGTAAAACAACAATTGCCCGTCTTTTGGCTAAAGTTTTACAAACTCCGTTTGCTCAAATGTCTTTTGGGGGAGTCAAAGATGCAGATTTTTTGAAAGGGTTTGATTTTACATATGTGGGATCTAGACCCGGGGAAATAGTAAGATGTTTGACTAGAATGAAATACAAAAATGGTATATTATTCATGGACGAATTCGAAAAAATAGCAAACAACAAAAATATTCTAGCAGCGTTACTTCACATTGTCGATCCACAACAAAATATGGAATTTAGAGACAATTATCTGAGGGATATAACAGTTGATTTATCTAGTTTATGGTTTATCTATTCTATGAACTCTTTACCAACCGATTCTGCTTTGCGAGACAGACTCCATGTAATAAACGTAAATGGGTATACACAATCCGAAAAGAAAACGATAGCTTCCGAGTACAGTTTGCCGAAAATTTTAAAAAATCACGGTTTAAATTCTTCAGATATCATTATTCCAGATGAAGCTATCACTCATTTAGTTAATAAAATTTCTCCAAATAAATCTGGGGTAAGACCTCTCGAAAACGCTTTGAAAGAAATTGTTAGTAAGACAAGTTTTTTGGTTACAAACGCCAACCAATTAAAAAATTTACCTTTCAAAGTGTCCTTTGATGCCGAAAAAGAACTTTCTTATCCTGTTACGGTTACAAAAAGTTTGATAAATAAATTATTAGGACATAAAGATGATATAGATCGAGATGTCTTATCTCATATGTATTTGTGATCATTATATGTATTTCATATAATGAACTATGCAAAAAGATTGCAGACTAAATTTAATCCTATAAACACGGTTGTACATGCCAATACGCAAAAATCATCTATTGTTGGTAAAGTTGACATAGCAATAATAGAGCTTACGCAGAAAGAACCTCCGATAAAAGTTTGAAGTGCCATATGTTTACTGCATTCTAAACATCTATTTTCTTCACGAACAAACCATGCTACTGCCGGAGACATCATAGAATTAATAAAAGAAACTGTTAAACAAGTATACTTTACACTATCGTTATTATAAAAATTAAAATTTGGTACTTCGTAAATAATTATTAGCAAGTAACAAATCGTATTGACGAGAAAAGTGGGGGCAAAGAAAAGTAAAATTTTATTGTGAAAAGAAAATTGCAGACCGGACTCAGATAAATTTCTAGGAGAATTCCTGGAACTACTTCGCGAATGCACTGAATAATCATACTCTGCTAAACATATTTCACAGTTTCTCCTTTTATGTGTATTTCTCCCATGCGACAGCCTCCACTGATTTAAACATTCTTTGTGAAAATAGCCCTGGGTACAATCACAAGGACGTATCAAATTACCTTCTTCTAAGCAAATTCGACAAGTGTTTGTTTTTTCTAACATAATTTTTTCTCGAGCTTGTCTAACTATTTTAAGTTTTCTGTAAATTTCCTTTTTAGAAAGTTTTTGGTTGAAACAAGTCTCCATTTATTAAATAATAACAAGATTTTCTACTTCTTCAGAATTTATCCCATCAAACAAGGAAAAGTAAATTGACTTCTCTTCGTTATCTTCTAATGGTGTTTGAACCGGGTCAATTTTGGTCAAATTTAAAATGTCTCTTTTACAGGGATTCATTACGTTTTTCTCAGTTATCATGAACTGACAAAACCTTGAAAAGTTCCCAAGATTCCGAATCATCCTAATATTTTTAAAAATCATTAAGAATTCATCGTGTAAACCCAGAGAAAAGCTTAAAAAATTTTCTCTATATTCGTTATCGTTAAATATATTATAGTAGTGATCTCTGAAACAACTCACTAAACTCTGAGAACATAAATCCCGAAGTTCTAACACTAAATTTTGAGCTCGACAATCCATTCTCCAGTGATGTTTGTCCTGTTCGTCAATTTTACACAATTGATAAAATGCAAAGGGATCTTCGTTTCCTGGGTCTCCAAAATATACGTAAGTGGGATTTTTATGACAAAGTATCCTCGACAGGGTTGATTTTAAGGGAAACAAACCAATGGTTTCCGGTATTATTTTTGACCGTATCCACTCCGAGTGAAAAATATTAGGATGTTTAGCAAAACTCAAAGCTATATCTAACTCTTTCAGAGTAGATCCGTCTGGTTGATGTTTTTCATAGTTAGTTGATTTCAAAAATCTTAAATCCAAAGGATTAAAATGCTGGACTATTTGCTTTTGAATTTTTCTTTGTGTGTAGTTTTTACTTTTAAAGAAGTCTTCCAGCTTCTCGGAGCAGAATTTAAGCAATTTTATGTATTCTGGGATGTTACCACGCCTGAATATTTTCATGCGTAATAATTTTATTTCCCGTAAGTTTTTGGAGAAGTGTTTTGCATTCAAAGAATTGTATTTACCTGAAAACAATTCAAATACATCTGTGTCCTCTGAAATGTCTTCTCCAAAAGTTTGATCTAGAACCTCATTCTCGTCGGGGATATCGTTTATTTCTTCGTTATCCGGTGACCTAATCATTGTTTTTGCGACTGCCAGTTTTGCCCTCAAATCTTTTATTTCATCTCGGTATTTTTGAAAAACATCATTTGCAGTATGTTCTAAAGAACAAGTTTTAATGTGTTTATCCCATTCGAAAATACTAGTTGTATTAAAATTCTTACAACGCAAGCAAACAAACAACAATCCCCTAAACCTTTTGCATTTTTGACTTTCTTGTAAATGCCTCTGTAAATACCTTTCTTCTTTGAACATATCCCCACAAAATTTACAAGCTATTTGATTTTGTGCCATTTTAATTATTAGATATTCCTAGATATAATCATTTTGTTTAAAGATCCCAATTTAAATAAAAATGACAGAAAGGTTTGAAATATCTATCGATTCTGGTAAGTTATCAGGCATAGCACGGTCATATAATCTTGTAGAGTATCAAAATTTCTTTGATAAATCAGGAGAAATAAATATACCTGTGACAGTTGAAGAATTTGTTATCTATGATTCGTGTAACTGGCCCGCCAGACTTGAATTTATCAAAAATAAACTTGGAAAGAGTTCGTTCGCAATGTCAAGTAATGTATGTGACGGTAAAAAAGATGGTATATCTGGATGTAGAGACTGTTGTGAAGAAAATTCGAAAAATAATTACAAGACGTGTGTAGACAGTTGCATGACATCTAAATTCAAAATGGATAAAAAAATTTGCTCAAGTAAGGGATTGTTAACTTCAGAAGCAATTAAAAAGCTAAAAAAGTTGGCATCACAGGGAGATGACAAAGATACACACTCTGAGAAAGGGGGGTTACTAAGATACACTAAAAAGGGTAATATTTACTACTTTGATTTGGATGATAGATCCTTAGTAAAAGGGGAATCTGCTGAAACCGATGTTCCAGATGGAATCAAAGGTAAAGATAGATGCAAAGAATCTTGTGCGGGTTTCCATACACATCCGCATCAAGAATATATTGCCCAGGATGTTGTGTACGCTTGGCCTTCTGGTGACGATTATCAAGCTTTTTTAGAAAAAATCATAGACAAAACAAGTTTTTTGCATTTTGTGATAGCAAAGGAAGGATACTATATAATTTCTTTGCATCCAAATGCGATAACAAAAGGTGAAGATTTTATCAAGAAATCTCAAAAGAGAGCTAAAAAATACAAATTTTCTTTACCTTCTTCCAAAAGTGAGGGTAACCCAAATGAATACAAAAGAAAATTAGATGCTATCCCAGAAGAAGAAAAGGTTTTTCATGTTGACTTCAAAAAGTACAATACCGTGAAACCATTTTCTTTTTATTTTCCCACCGAAAACTCTTCTTGTGAAATTTAAATTAATTCAATGAATTAATTTACATACAGAAAGGTAGCAAAGGATCAAATTCATATGGTTTCTTATCTTTGTTCTTTTTATCTTTTTTCTCAGTATATTTTTCATTACACAAACCAGAACCACAGTGATCATCGGTGGCTTGACCAGCTTTTTTAACAATAATATCCATGCTTTCCCCTACTTTCCATCTCCCTAGTTTGGGAGGTTTTAGGTTTCGTTTAAACAAATTAAACAACATTTTAATTTTCTAGTTACTGGCTATAAATCAAATCATTTTTAATACAAACTAAGATTTTTAATACAGCTAGGTACCATTTGACACGGAATGGGGTAATAAACAACAACTGTGAGGCTATCAGGAGGACACTGAGTTCTTCCTTGATCTATCACGTAAGTTTTTTGAAGGTGTTTGGTTTGGTCCAAAACAGAAATCAATTCCTGAGTGGTTTTTGCTTTAAGAACAATTTTAGTTGATCCACAAGCTTTATACTTTCTCCAAATTTTTCTGTTTCTTTTGTCCGATATCATGTTTTCCACAATATCAGCTATTCCATGTCCAACTTGAGCTCCCACTTTTCCCGGAGATAAGTTAAGTTGTTTGTTTACTAGTATATAAATTCTGTAATCTTCATCGCAAGTTTCCATTGCTGTACTTTCTGAAAAATCTGGATATGCAGACAAAATATCTATAATGCTCATGTTTATACCTTTGGTGTAAACACTTAAATATAATCATTGATGATGACGTCTAAGATAAGTAAGTATGTCTCCCAATAAACGACAATCGTATTCGTTATATTGGGTTACATCTTTCATGATTCCGCTTTTACATGGTTTTTCAAAACGTTTATAAGCCCTCCATGCTTGTATCATGGCGGTTCTACCATTCGAACATTCACTCTCCAGAGGTGTAGATATAAGATCGTACTTTTTTAAGCATTTTCCTATTTCTTTTAATCCATATCCAAAACAATCTTTAATTGCCACCTTGTTATCGACAAAAAGTTTCCGCAAATCTTTTAATTGATTATCAATACCCCAATCAATTATACAATTTTTTCTTTCCTCATCGATATCTCTCCTTTCGAATTGTTTACTGCAAGCTGAATTCCAAAAGTTTTTCTCGGCATGCCAGTAATAAATTGCTGGATTACCTTTCTCCTTTAGAAAATCTACAAATTCTTTCATTATACGGTATTCTTCGTCATTAGTAGGTTTTTGAGCTATAAAATAGCGATATTTCCAACTTCCGTCGCTGCCAAACCATCCTACTCCAATATGATAAATCAAATTTTTTGGTTTTTGGTATGGCATTTCTGTAAAATCAGAAAAAACATCTGTAAATGTTTCAAAATCTACAAAAACTTCGTTATCAGTGCTTTTCCAAGCAAACGTGTTTTCTTTTAAACAACTGGGTGAAACTTTAATAACAGACTGTCTGTTTATTTTAAGCATACTATTTATGATTTCTCCGCGTTTACCGCCTATTCCTAAATCCTCGCTTTTCAAATTTGGGTTTTTCCATGATCTAAATCCATTTTTAAAGGCTGTGTCCCGATTTCTAGGACCACACATCCAAACAGAAGTTATTTCTCCTACTTGGTTGGCTATAACTTTCTTAACACCATTCCATTTTCCTGAATCTTTGCACATATTTGGGTAAAGTTCCTTTCTGGAAGGAGGAGATGTAGTCCATTTGTAACCATTTGTCTTAACTTCTCTGCACCATTTCAATGCTTTTTTGGTTTTGTTGATAACTTGCAAATCATACCCTGAAAATTCTATCACACCTAGACGATCCAAGCACGAAAAGTTGCTAAACTTAACGCTTTTACTCGTATATCTCCATCTTCTTCCCAGCACAAAACCATATTGCGGCATGTATCTTTGTATGGAATTTAATGCTTGAGTATAAATCCAAATTTGCGCTTTATAAGCAGGATAAGAACCTTGATTTAGCAGATACACTCCTTGAGAATTGAGAGGTAGTGTAGAAAATTTAACATCTATGATAACATAATGATAATCGGGAGACAAACAACATCCTGTTTTGAAAGATTGCAAAATTTCTTCTGTGAGTCCGTTTGGTATAATTTTTGCGATATAATCACTTCTTACAATAAGATCTGCTATACCGTAAGTGTTATTTTTTGTGTTAGCAAGCGGTGCTGAATGTAAAACTGGTACCCCAGATCTCAACAATTCTTTTGTTTTTTCAACCCCTTCTGCTGAATAATGTTCAGCTACTTTAACAACCGGGCACACATTTGTGTTGATAAAATTAATAACTTTATCTTCAAAGGCGATCCCCTGATTCATTAAAAAATTTTCAAAAGTTTCTTGCGCTGCCGAAACACTTGAATCCGAGCGAGATCGTGTTCCGGTAGAAGTTTGATGATCTGATTCCAGCCAATCTATTAACGGATCATTAAGCATGTAATTATAAACTCCTGTCGCTTTGATCCACGGATAGTTTCTGGTGTTATCACGAAGACCTTTGTTAAGTTTAGGCTTTTTTGATCTCGTATTTTGCGACACGTTAGAATCGCATAAACCTTGTTTTCTCTTAGGCATTTATTGATAAATAAGTAACTTTTAGATATATTGTGTATATCTAAAATGAATCAGTTAAGAAATGTTCATGTTTATGACGGCACTTTAGGACAACAATACACTAAAGTGCATAATTTATCAAAACAAGAAAAGATAGAGCTCTTTGGTAAGTTTACCAAGAAGCTTGTCAATCCCCTTGCAATTAGAATGATAGAAATCATAATTTTTGACCTTGAATATCCTAAATCTGGAGAATTTACAAATAAAGATAATAAAAATAGTTTGGATTGTACTGATATTTTAGGTGATATCTGCAAAAAATTAGAAGACAATACGGAAATAGAAATAGATTTTATCCAAGAACAAATTGTCGATATCTTTAGATTAGGACAGTGTGCACAGGGTAGAACAACAAGATTTTTACAAATTTGGAATGCCATAAAAGATGCTTAGAAAAATTTATAAGATAATAAATGGGAGATACATATATCGCGAATGATAGACTTGATGAAGGCACTGTTGTTGCCCAACAAGCAAATTTAGGTCAAGCTCAAATTGCCGGTCAATCCGTTACAGGCGGAGGGGGCGGAGGCGGAGGCGGAGGTTCAGGTACTCCTGGCGCGACAGGGGTGCAGGGTTTAACAGGAGCCACTGGTCCCACCGGAAATATAGGAGCTACTGGTAATCTAGGACCCTCCGGACCATTAGGTCCAACTGGGTTTACAGGGGCTACCGGTTTTGGTTTAACAGGGGCTACGGGTTCAACAGGTATTCAAGGGTTTATAGGATCTACTGGCATCCAAGGATTTTTAGGAGCCACTGGGTTGGGTTTGACAGGTTCTACTGGATTGCGCGGCTTACCGGGAAGTACTGGAATAATCGGTCTAACTGGTAGCACTGGTCTTTTAGGTTCAACTGGACCTTTAGGAGCTACTGGTCTAACTGGTAGTACAGGCGTAATTGGAAACACGGGAAGTACGGGAGCCAGTGGTATTATCGGATTAACTGGCAGCACTGGTATTATCGGATTAACTGGCAGCACTGGTATAAACGGTTTAACTGGCAGCACTGGTGTAAGAGGAAACACGGGGAGTACGGGAGCCAGTGGTATACGAGGTTTTTTAGGAGCCACTGGTATTACAGGTCTAACTGGTAGCACTGGTCTTTTAGGTTCAACCGGAGCCACAGGTATACAAGGAAAAACGGGAAGTACAGGTATTATCGGATTAACAGGTAGCACTGGAATAATCGGTCTAACCGGCAGTACTGGTCTTTTAGGTGCAACCGGATCTTTAGGACCTACCGGTTTAACCGGCAGCACTGGTCTTATCGGATTAACAGGTAGCACGGGTGTTCAAGGTTTAGACGGAAGTACCGGGCCTATTGGACTTTCAGGTGCTACTGGCCTCGGTTCTGCTGGGCCAAGTGGCGCTACTGGCGCAACGGGATTAACAGGGTTAACGGGAAGTACTGGTATCATAGGACTTTCTGGAAGTACTGGTTTAACTGGCAGCACTGGTATCATAGGGCTAACCGGCAGCACTGGTATTCGAGGGTTATTAGGTAGTACAGGTGTCATAGGACCGTCTGGAAGTACCGGTATTCAAGGTTTAACGGGATCAACCGGTATTCAAGGTTTAACGGGATCAACCGGAATAACCGGCAGTACAGGAATCATTGGAATCACTGGTTCGACTGGTGCTAGTGGTATTCAAGGTTTATCTGGCAGTACAGGTATTCAGGGTTTTTTAGGAGCCACTGGTATTCAAGGAAAAACAGGTGCTACAGGTATTCAAGGTTTTGATGGTAGCACAGGGATTATTGGAATCACTGGTAGCACAGGAGCTAGTGGTATACGAGGGTTTTTAGGAGCCACTGGTATCACAGGACTAACAGGTAGCACTGGTATTCGAGGGTTATCGGGATCAACCGGAATCACTGGTAGCACAGGGATTATTGGAATCACTGGTAGCACAGGAGCTAGTGGTATACGAGGTTTCACTGGTAGCACGGGAAGTGTAGGCCCCAGTGGAGCTACAGGCGTTTTGGGACCTCCGGGAAATCCAGGAGCAACCGGTATTAGCGTGGTAGGTCCCAGTGGTGCCACTGGTGTTTTAGGACCAACTGGTTCAACAGGAGCTACCGGATTACCCGGCGCTACAGGGGTTTTGGGACCTCCGGGAAATCCAGGAGCTACAGGCGTTTTGGGACCTCCGGGAAATCCAGGAGCAACCGGTATTAGCGTGGTAGGTCCCAGTGGTGCAACCGGTTTAACAGGAGGACCAGGAGGTCCTGGTCCGTCAGGTTCCACTGGCGCAACCGGGTTCACCGGAGCTACTGGTTTGAGAGGTCTCACTGGTGCCACCGGGCTAACAGGAGCCACCGGATTACGCGGTGCTACTGGATTTCGTGGACCAACAGGTGCTACTGGTGTGGGAGGATTTCCAGGTTCCACTGGTATAGAAGGAGATAAAGGTGCTACCGGGATAACAGGTGCTACCGGGATAGATTCTAACAAGCCTTTTATAGAACTTAGGTCCGCCGATATAATAACATGGGACGCTAGACTTGGAAATAACGCTAAAATAATTTTATCTAATTTTGCAAATGAATTACGAATCGTTAATGCAATAGATGGAAGTCATTTTACTCTTTTGATAAATGCAACAGCTAATGATGTTCTTAAATTTGGACCTACTACTAATTGGTATGGTCCAGAAAGTAGTTTAGATTTTTGGATTCCAGCTATTCCATCGGTTGAAAATTATATTTTACAATTCTTTTTCGACGGAACAAACTTTTTTGTAACTACAGAAGTAGAGGCAAAGGTTCAACTAGACATCGGAGGTATTATAGGAAATGGTTTACAGAATTATTATGATGCTCGATTGTTTCAACCAGCCAAAAATAATTCTGTGTGGCCATCTGTGGCTAATTTTGGAAACGCAGCTGTTGTTACAGGAACAGGAGCTCCTGAGCTATTAAGTGAAGAAAATATAGACCCAAATACGGGTTCACCCGTCGAAAATTTCTTTTTACGAACTAGTGATCAGGGTATGAGAGCTCCTATTAATCCAGGATCGCCTGTCGCTGTTTCCAATAGTTATACGCAACAAGTTTGGGTAAGAATTAGAGGTGTGAATACTTTTAATGGTATTATGGATTTTTCTCCAAACGAATCTTACGCGATGTACTGGGAAGATAACCCCCTTCCCGGATTTATTTACATGAGTGAAACTGGTAGTACGGTTTCAGGTAGAGGAAGGACACCACCAGGTACTGGGACTGTATCGGCTGAGTGGATAAACGTAGCCATCACCTTTTTCTCATCCGGAGTTGAATCAACATCTCAGTTGAATATATATATTAACGGAAGATTAGAAGACACCGTAACAGGTGGTAATGGAATCGGACCAGCCGCTCGTGGTAATATCATTTGGATTGATTTGTTGACATCTGCTTCGGATAGTGGAACGGAATATGGTTTCGAGGGCGATGCGGCTATTATGATGCTTTATAACAGATCATTGTCAGCGCCAGAAATATTTACCAATTACGAGGCTCAAGCAGGGAGATTTGGATTGTCAGGAAAAGGTGGTTCAGTTTTTATGTAAGTTAAAAATTTTATTGCTATACAATAAAATGCAGATATTTGTAAAGACCCTGACGGGTAAGACGATCACTTTAGACGTTGAGCCATCGGATACGATTGACAATGTCAAACAAAAAATTCAAGACAAGGAGGGCATACCTCCAGATCAACAACGGTTGATATTTGCAGGCAAGCAACTTGAAGACGGTAGAACACTCTCCGATTACAACATTCAAAAGGAGGCGACATTACATCTTGTCTTAAGGTTAAGAGGTGGAGGTAAGGTCGGACAATAAAAATCAATAAAAATCTATTAATTTTTTCCGAAAAAATTTTGTCTTTTAATAAAAAAATGTCTACAAAATTGATACTTAACTACATCGCTATCGTCCTTCTTGCGATTTGTGCTTTATGCGCGTTGCTTGGAAGATCTATGAAAATGTCTGAGCAAATGAAACAGTCGTGCTGCAGTCTTTCGACTTTTATTGCCATCGTTCTGATCGCAGTTTCGGGTGTAATTGAAGACTAATTTCATTATTCTAAAATTCTTTAAACAATAATGTGTAAAGAAAAATGTTTTATCATTGGCTTCATAAAAGTGACAAAAAAATTAGACCAGTTAAAATAGTACCCAAAGCTCCTATCACAAAGACTTCACAACAACAGAAGATTTGCTTATTTTAGATGTCACGCCGGCTGGTACTTCTCCGTCCGTATCATCATAATGAGCTCTAACTCTTGCTTTGTTTAAAGGTCTTATGGCTGGTAACAAATAATCTTCTGGAGTTAAATCTTCGCGATAGGTAAAAGTAATTCCTGGTTCTCTAACACTAACAGTTCCGTTAGAAACTGTAATCGTGATTCCAGGAATTACTTCATTTCTGACTCTTTGTTTTAGTTGTTCGATTATTTTTTCCATTTTCTTGGCTTCAACAAGTGCAGCGCATACTTGATCGATATTCCATGACTGAATTTTATCAGATGTTATTCCCGTAAGGCTATTCATTTTTCTTGTATCATTTGTGATATAAGAATTCATTTTGTTCTTCTTTTTTTATTTTTTTGAGTTTCTGAACTTTTATTTTGTTTTTCGTATTTTTCAATAACCTTTAAAAGTCTCTTTGTAACGTTATTAGTAGGCGCTGGCATTTCTGAATTTCCACATTGTGTCATTTCTGTGCAAATTTTACAAGTGCAAGAGGATTCAACAAAATTATCTTTGTCTTCGGTGATTATGACTTTACGTGATGACATTTATTTAAAATTATGTGTTTTTAATTTCATTCATACTCCTCTTCATCATCATCATTTTCGCTTCCGAAATCAGAGTCATTTAAAATATCATCAATATTTTCGGCTTCTGATTCATACTCAATTTCATTTCCATCGCTGTCTAGCACAACTTCCACTTCCTCATACTCTACTTCCTCATCTTCCTCTACCTCTTCGTACTCTACTTCCTCTTCGCCATCTTCCTCTGCCACGTCATCATCGACTACTTCCTCATACTCTACTTCCTCATCTTCTTCTACCTCTTCGTACTCTACTTCCTCGTACTCTACTTCCTCCTTTGGGTTTTCTTCCACGACTTCGTCATCATCGACTACTTCCTCATACTCTTCTTCATCATCTTCTTCCTCGTACTCTACTTCCTCCTTTGGGTTTTCTTCCACGACTTCGTCATCATCGACTACTTCCTCATACTCTTCTTCATCATCTTCCTCCTCTACTTCCTCGTACTCTACTTCCTCTTCATCATCTTCCTCCTCTACTTCCTCTTCACCATCTTCCTTTTTTGGGTTTTCTTCCACGACTTCTTCCTCATACTCTTCTTCATCATCGACTTCCTCTTCAACGACTTCTTCGTCATCATCGACTACTTCCTCGTACTCTTCCTCTTCTTCGTCATCATCGACTTCCTCTTCAACGACTTCTTCATCCAAATTGCCTTTCAACGCTTCACCTACCATTTTTTCAATATTTTTTTCTGTTTCATTTTCTTCGACATCTCCCTCTCGCATTCTAACTCCCCTTTTAAGTCTAGCTTGATTAACTTCCTCTTCTTCATCCGCCAAAAGATTTTCAAGTCTTACTTCTTCCGCTTTTGTTCGTTTTACATTAAGGTTATCGGGCATTTCGTAAGCAAACCTAAATTTATTACAAAGTTCAATGTCTTCTTTTGTCAAAGGTTGATTACCTTCTCCTTCGATATATTTTGCGAAAACTTTTTTAGTCTCCTGGTTAAAAACAAGTTTAGAATCGTTATGCATATAATCCCCGTTACTATTTTTTGAAATTTTTAACGAAGGTGGTTTAACTTTCTTGACAACATCTTTCTCTTTTGCTGTAAAGCTTTTTGATTTTTTCTTTGGTCTGACAGGACTTTTAACCTCTTTGTCATCGACTTTTCTACCCAGCAATCTTTCAAGAAGATCGTTCTTCTTACCACTCACTTTGAGTCCTCGGGTTTTGCATAAAGCTTTTAATTCTGCTACCTTCATAGATAGTATATCCGTGGTGCTAACCTCAATTTCTTTTGTTTCAATCTCTTGAGGTTCGATATTCTGTAAATTTTTAGACTTTTCCTTACTGTAGAGTTCCCATAATTCGTCAAAGGGAATGCCATATCTTTCTACCACAGCCTTGAACAAGTCTGTTGCAAGATTATCCGAAAAACTTTTGTATTTATCTGAAATGCTTGTCATTATTTGTTGATTAGACTCATATAGTATTAAATCAATTTTCTCAAATTATAATAAATGAGTATTTTATTTTTCATTCTTTTGACCCTCGGGATAGCGGGTCTATTTTTTCTAACAGTGTTTAATCCAATGGCTTCTAGACCAAAAACATTTAACAACGGATACACCTGCGGATCAAAAGGATGTGAACAGGTCGAAAACGGTGATTATTCGAGCCTTGAAGCATGTCAAATAACATGTAAAAGTTATTTGAAAGATTCTGGGAAATGCGTAACGACCAACGGTGTACCCTGGAACTCTTACGCGTCAGAAGAATTATGTTTAGCTAGCAACTAGCTTTGATATATCTAAAAGACATCAAATTTTTAATTTCTGAACTAGATAGTTTTTTACTGCAATGAGAACATATATAAACTGTGGTTTCTTTTGTGTTGAATACAACATCTATTGTTTTACCTGTAATATTTTCACACGATACACAAGGAAAAAGCCAACCACAAGTCGGTAAATTCTCCCAAATATAGCAAGTTCTTGAGTCATACCAATATCGCGTCATTTATCATAATTTTTATATTTAAAATTATGATATCTTGTATTTTTATTCCCACTCTTCGTAAAAATCATCTTCGCCATCCTCTAACTCAGAGTAATCTTCTGAATCCATCCCCGAATCATCTGAAGAACTGTCTGCGCTAGAGTTTGAAGATTTGTCAGAATCAGATTCTGAAATATCGCTTTCCTCTTCTAACGGATCAACAGAATCATCATCTGATTCTTCTATATCTTCATGAGATGAGATATCAGATTCACTCTCTTCTTCACAAGATTTTTCCGATGAACTGGGAGCAAATTCAATTAATTTTTGGGTAACACTAAGCCATTTTTTCCTTATACGATCTCGAGTAGAATATTTGTGATTTAGCTGCGTTGCTAAATTTTTAATATTCATGATAGCTGGCTTTTTGTTTACTAGTATTGTTTCTTTTGGGTCAAGACCATCTTCTCCATATACAAACTGTATAACATGACCATTTGCGTTTCTAACGGTTCCATCTTGTTTGACCGCCAAGTCTTCGGCTACTTTAACAAGTTTACGTTGAATGTATCCAGTTTTAGCTGTTTTCATAGCTGTATCTGTAACCCCTTCGCGACCAGTTATAGCATGAAACCAAGTTTGAGCAGGGGATAAACCTTCTAGAAAGTTACCTCTGACAAAACCCTTTGATTCGTATCTTACGTCCTGGGGTAAATCCCCGAAAGGATAATGAACTGTTGGTCTTTTTCCATGATTCAAATAAGGTTTGATTCGGGCTCCTGAAAAATTTTGTTGCCCCATAATTCCACCAATTTGACCTATATTAAAATAATCCCCTTTTGATCCAGATGTCACTGTTTTAACAAAATTGTTTTCTGGTGTAAGAGCATTTTTAGCCATTCTAAGACCAATATCCCTCGCTTTACTCAAAGCCGCGTTAATTTTAGCTTCTCTTACTAACGGATTAGCAGTTGTTTTCTCGGCTATATCAGCCTCCAACATATATCTTTCAACTGCCTCTGAAATAGCTTCTTTATCTGTAGCTATACAATCTTTGATACCAACGCTAAAACCTTCGTATAGTAACCAATTGTTGGTAACAAATTGTATGTTATCTATGATTTCTAAAGCTTTGCTAGCACTATATTCCTTGGCTATTCTACGTAAAATAGAATTATGACCACCTTTGAGGTCGGATTTAGTTAAGGCTCCTTCTATCATAACTCCCTGTTCTATTACAACAAAAGGTTCATCAGACACAGCGTTATTTTTTTTGCGATAGAAAAAATCGCCGGGTAAAATCATAGATATCAGACCTCTACCAGAATAAGGACCCGGTATATCTTTATCTTTCATCACCCTGGAAATTTTTCTTATTTTTTGCAATATCCAAGAAGTTTTCTCCCAGTTTTTACCTTTACAACAAGCACAAAGTTGAAAAAATTGATGTTTCGGCATTAATCGATTATCACAACTCATCAAATAAGCCGCCGACAACGAATCTTGTACAATTTTAATGTTTGTTTTCCCCGATTGAGCCGAAACTAATAAATGTTCCGGATCCGATAATTCCATTAGTTCAACACGTGCTCTGAGATCTTGAGGTACATGTATATTCATTTCATCTCCGTCAAAATCGGCGTTAAAAGGAGAAGTTGTGGCAAGATTAAAACGAAAAGTTTTTCCTGGTAAAATTCTGACTCTATGTGCTATCATAGATCCTTGATGTAAAGTAGGCTGTCTGTTAAATAGTACAATATCTCCGTCCTGTAGTTGTCTTGCTACTTTATCCCCGATTTGAAGAGAAAAGATTTTTTGTTTTTCTTCGATTGTAGGAATTCTTTCTCCTTCTCTCTCGATGATGTCGCCTTTCATTAATTTAAAATGACTATCTTCGGGTGTAATAGTAATTCTCTTAGAACCTCTTAAAATTATGTCATTCACACGAATTGGAGTACCTAATTTTCGGGTAGCATATTGCAGGTTGATTCTTGATTTACCACGAGTAACGGTGTTACACTTCCCAGAGTCAACTAAATTTTGTATCTGATGAATATTATATTTGTTTACGTAAGTATCGACGGATAATGTTTTGGCAACATATGGTGGAATACCTAAAACACCTGTCGGCAATGTTGGATCAGCTCCAATAACAGTTCTGGCCGCCTGTTCTACTCTTTTACCCATAAGATTTCCTCTGACAATACCATCTTTTCCTGCTATTCTTTTTTTGATGCATTTGAAAGGTCTTCCATTTGTATGTTTTGCTTTATTTTGACTGTTGTCGAATAAAGACTTGACGCGAAATTTCAACGATTGCCAATATTTTGCAATTTTATTTTGAGGTGTTTCCGGTTTGGATAGATGTGCATTGATTTTGCATATTTCGACGTATTGAATTGTTAGATCATCATCACACATCATTCCATCTGCTGTCACCCATGGTCTGTCGACTGGTGGCAATACAGGTAGGGTTTTGATTATCAAGCTCTTTGGATGCACCATTTTTGGATCAAAACCCAACAAACTAACCAACTCGTCATCCATGTTAGAAAAAGTTCTAGAAATGTCACTTGCCGACATCGGAATTTTAGTTTTGTCGTTTTGATAAAGCATGTGATAAGTTGATTCTGTTGTCGAGAATTGTATTTTTGGCTGATAAGCTTTACAGTGCATGCAAATTTGAGCTTTTTCACATGTTTTGCAAATTCTTTCAAACCTTCTACGTCCTTTTAATTTTAAAATTTTTTGGATTTCAAGTAATTCTTTTGTTATTAACAATTGGTTACAAGAAAAGCATAACACACGTAACAATTGTAAGACGTGTTTGTATTCCAATGGGTGAACCAAAGGTCGAGCTAAATTAATATGTCCGAAATGTCCAGGACATTCTTTTGAGTTAAGTCCACAAGTCGGACAGTTTTTATGGGGATCCATGCTTCCAAGACGTGGATCATATACGGTTCCTTCTAAATCTCCTGTTAATTTCGGAGAAGTTATCTCGGCAGCGGACGCTTTTAAAATTTCTTCAGCGCTCCATATTCCAAAATGAACTTCTCTAATACAATTAGTGCTATCGGTAGTATTCATCATCTATATCTTTGGATATAGATGTTTTAAATTCAGTTTTTACAAATTAGGTACAAAATCTTCTCCCTCAAAAATTATTGCTTCTCCCGCTTCCACTTCATCTTGAATAGTTCTTAATCTTTTACCTTTCCATTTTACACCTCTGCCCGGCTCTCCCCAAGCTTTGGTAAAATATATCTGAACGTCATTTTTAACGGGTATATGATGTCCCGGTAAACTTTCTTTGAACCAATCTTTGAAAGCTCCGTACATCTCCAATAACGACAATGATTTGCTTTCGTCGTCGATCGTGACTTCTTCGATAAATTGTCTGTAAATATCGTTTTTCTTCCGGTAGCTTTCTGTCGCCATTTTGACTTTCGGGGGCTCTGGTTTTCTTTTCATATGTTTGCGATGTTCAAGCAAATAATAAGCAAAAGCTTCTACCATGCCTGGAATTTTATCTTGGAAAGCTCTATCTTTTGGAAATCTCTTTTCTTGCATTTGTTCTTCGAAGGTATCAGGAGCATCATCACAAAAAGTTGATTCAAAAGGAATAAGTCTAATACGATTCCACACAGCTTTATCTCCATATGGAAGCTGTGGAGGTTCGTTACAAATAAGAACTAGTTTAAACATCGGGGTAATTTCACCACCTTCTTTAAACAAACCACGTGCAAAGAAAGTATCATTACCAGAAAGTTCTTTCAAGATACCAATATTTATGACGTCCTTTTGATCTGGTTCCTGTAACACAGCGAACCTAACACCATTTCCAGCTCTAACCAATTCAGGACAAGCTGCGCTACTTTGTGTTCTTTTACCCACTATTAAAGCTGTTGGCAACTTAACCGAATACTGCCCAAGCATTTTCTCAAATAATATTTGTGTAATAGATTTTGCATTGTCACCTTCACCTGACCAAACTTGTACTATTTTGCTATGATTTCCACCAACAAATACATCACTGGACGTATCTATGAAATATTCTCGCACACTTTTATCTGGAAAAACCTTTGTTATAAAGTCTTTGATTCTGTTTAATTCAATTGAATCCTCTTCAAATCTTTTGTATTCAACAGCCATTTGTAAAGATATATAATCTTCAGGGCTACCTTCTCTGAAAGAATGAGTTCGTGTGTCGTAAACACCGTTTCTAAATCCTATCAAGTAAGGATTTTTGTTTAGTTTTCTTATAAAATCACCATCGTAAAAAACTTCCTTGCATTCTCGCATAACGTTCCTTTTGTAAGGGGAGCTTTTCAAATTGTTAACAATTTTCATAAGAGCTTTAATCCTTTGTTCAAACATAGCTTTTTCCCCAGCATCAGCAGCTGAACCAAGTTTTGTAAATAATTCTTGAGAAAGACTGGTGTAATGATCCAAAATTTCTCCGGATATTTTTTGGCTCAAATACACGCCTTCTTCTATTTCATGCCAATGATGATTTGTAAATTGATACCAAATATTGTGTCGCATGCTAGCGCACACAAACTGTGTACCGTAAAGTTCATAAAGAGCTCTTGCGATATCATTATGAGATCCGTTCAATGATTGATGAATATATTTTTTCACTTGCTCACATCTTAATTCGTTGTATAATTCGGGATTGTCAACACTTGCGAAATGTCTAAGCGTCCCTATAGACATGTCTTTCTTAACCATTCTGTCCCATTGGGTATGACATTCATCTTCGTCATATTTTTCTCCACACCTACTGGAGAAATCACACCAGATGTCTCTTGCTTCATCACACCCGTTACCTAGGTTGTACAACACCCAGCCTATACGCATCCATTCATTACGATCTTCTGCGCGGTGAATTCCTAACATATTTACGAGTTTACGGATCATATCCTTGTTTTCTTGGAAGTTTATATCTCGCACTTCCTCGCGAGTTTTTTTCTTTTTCTTTTTGAGCCTTGCATTGCCCGTGGGGTGTGTTAAACCCGCTTTGAGTTGACATATTTCCCTACCATAGGGAACAATACTCAATATTCTAGGTAAATAAAATACGACTTCTTTTTTCATTTCAATTGGTCTCTCATCTTTGTCAAAAATTTTGTACTCTTTGAGACCTTGGTCTAACGTTATTTCTTGGCATTGATCATTGTACATTTTTGTTACCAAATAAGGATCCTTATCGGCGGCTTTTCTTCCACCATACATCAACCACGGAACCTTACAATAACTAGTATCAATCAAACTAGCGGAATCACTGAATCCCAAATCTTCAAAGACCTTAGCTTTAGCAACAAGATCTTTGATTCGTGAAATCAAATGATTTTCCTGTTCTAATCTGTTCATAAACACGTAAGGAAAATGCAGGTGAAAGCCATGTTTGGTGTACGATTCTCCATTCTTGATATCCAAATATGGCTTTTTCTGAAGCAAAATACAATATAAATGTTCCGGTTGCAAATCTTCCAAAATTTTCCTCAACACTTCCTGATAAAGTTCTATCAAACGTTTAACATGTGCCAAGGTATATATGGGAGGAGCTTCCACCTCATCCTCTTCTAATTTTCTTTTAATGTCTACATCGACCAGTACTGGTATATACGGCTGAGGTTTTTCAGCTACTCCTGCTAGATTGCTGCTGTCAGCAACCACATGAGAGTATATTTCTAAAAATTTATCAATATCCTGTCTGTTTATACAATATTTTCCTTTGGGACCAAAAAGTGACACATGAGTCTGGTATAACTGTTCACTTTTATGTTTTCTTAAAATTATCTGAAGTCGTTTGTCCATGTTAGTTACTTGTTGTTGTCATTTTTAAAATAAAATTTCATTTTTCTTGAAATAAAATTTTTTAAGGTTAATTCTCGGTATTAATACTGGCGAAAGGGGCTCTTCGATACGATAAACTGTGAATAGTCTGGTCGTATTGCATTATCACAAAATTCATATAACCTGTGATATCAATCCTATTTTTCGCTCTTGGTGTGAGGTGAACGCTAGAATAGTCATATCTAGAGACCTGGCAACAGCACCTTTTTGCTGCCGACCATAAAATCTTTTCTGCCTGTTTCTCCGTGTCAGTGTAAAAGACTGGTCTGCCGTCGGCTGTGATAATCCACAATGGTTTTGTTCTATCAATAGTATATTCTCTTTCGATAACTTTTGGTGTACTTTCCTCTTGTTCTTGCTCTTCATCGCTTTCGCTTTCGCTTTCCTCGTCACTCTCCTCTCTTTCCTCGTCATTTTCATTTGTTTTTTCGGGTGTTTTTGCTTCGGCATCGCCTTTTTCTGTGACATTATCTGCAGATTCTTGTTCTGCTGTATCAATCTCGCCCTCTACTTCTTTTTGAAGTTCAGTATCTGGCTTTACATAATTATCTTTCACACAAGAACTAAGTTCTTCTGTCTTTACAGATGTTTCTACTTCTTGATTTGGATCATCTTCTTGCTTGTCAGTTTTGCATTTTTCAGAAGATGGTGTTTTTCCCCAAAAATAGCTACTCATTTATTCTTGTCTAAAATAGTTTTAAGCTAAAATTTTTTTTAGTGTTAATAAAAAATGACTAAAGATGTATATTTTAGTAAAGGCGAATGCTGGCCAGGTGACCGTCATCCGGGCCCGCCGAATGCAAAAAACTATGACTCCTATTGTGGTTGTTGCGAAGACAATAAGAACGAATTAAATGTGACTGGAAAGGGTATCTGTGCTGATAATTGCCCTTCCGACCTTGCTGCCCATTTTAGTAACGGCGGATGTCGGAAAGGTTTTTTACCGAATGCAAAAAACTATGACTCCTATTGTGGTTGTTGCGAAGACAATAAGAACGAGTTAAATGTGGCTGGAAAGGGTATCTGTGCTGATAATTGCCCTTCCGACTTTGCTGCCCATTTTAGTAACGGCGGATGTCGGAAAGGTTTCTTACCGAATGCAAAAAACTATGACTCCTATTGTGGTTGTTGCGAAGACAATAAGAACGAATTAAATGTGGCTGGAAAGGGTATCTGTGCTGATAACTGCCCTTCCGGTCTTGCAAGCATGGCTATGGCTAGCGCAAATTACTGTGGCGCTGGTGGAGAAGCCACCAACAACTGTTTATATAAAGATGGAACCGGTGAATGCGAGATGATGGGTTGTGGGTTAAGCGATCCTAATTTGTCTTTAATTGGAAACATTTGCCAAGGCGGCGCGCTTAACTCTGATCCAAACTACTGCAAGGGTGTCTCAGGTTGTAAAATGGTATCAGACCCAATTAAAAATGCATGCGGTGGCTCCGTTGGTTCCAGCCATGCTTGCGTCGGAAAAACTTATCCGGCAAATGCAACAGGGCTTGGCCATTCCGTTACTTGCTGTGATGATGCACAGTACAGCGGCGACAATATAGCATGTGGCGGGGCTGTTATGGATAACGCTTTTTGCGAACAACAAGCAGACAACATGCCAGTGTGTCACCCTGAAACTTCCGCGCATCATCAGCGTAAACATAGTGGAAACTTTGGTGGTCAAGGCCAGGGAGCTCAGCCACAGCCACCTCTTGGACCTGGTGGAAAGCCACCTGTTAATGTTAATACTTTGTCGGCTTGGAATACGGGTTTAGGTATCGCATCCATACTGGTCGGGGTAATTTTGGTTGTGGTCTTTTTAGAGAAAAGAAGCGTTGCGGCGGCTATCTTTGCCCTCCTTCTCTTTGTCGGAATGGGTGTAGTATTTTTAATGAACATAATCAAAATCAAAGAAAACTATGGTAATTTGCCAGCACAGTGTCAGGATTCCGATTGCGTCTCAAAATGCGGTAGTGGTGCTAAATGTCGCCCAGGGGCTTGTCGTATGACAACTGGTAACAACTGTTGCGTGAAGGAAGACGGAAGTGCATGTTCGTCATTATCATGCTTTGATCCCGGTGTTTGCAGTCCATGTGAAGATGCGAATCCACAAGCATGTACTGCAAACAGTGATTGTCCTGGAGGATATTGCAAAACCTAAGGTTTTATTTTTCAAAAAATATAAAACTTAATTATCCTTTTTGTCGGATGTTTCGGTTACTGATTCAGGCTCTTCCACCAAAGAACGTTCCACGCGCTCTACTGTAATCGTTGAACCAGCCAAGCGACTTGATTTGTAATTAGCATCGTCTCCTTCGGCTTTTGATTGCTCCTCCAATCTATCCTGCTCTGTTAAATAACTATCCAAATCATTGACATCGTGATTCAAGTACTTCATGAAAGAAGTATCATTGCGATCTTCGGGGATACCAGCCCTTTCGCGAGCTTGCATGTATCGCTCAAGATACTTATCACCGTAGTCTGGATTCTCCTGATCGTATTCAGCAATTTCAGCAAGAGTTTTGTCGAAAACTTCGCGAAATTCTTTTACCTTTTTACTATGCTCCATGAAACCCCAAATAACTTGGGCTTTCTTGACACGCAGACAGGTATACTTTTCATAAGGATCCGTTGCTTCCTCTTCGACTGACTCTCTGATGTTGCGCTCACGTTCCTTGATCTCTTGAACCTGTTGGCGTTCTTTCATGCGTTCCTCTTTGACGTGATTACTTACTGTTTTGGTGACAGCTTTCTTGATGTCTATCTCTTCTACGTCTTTGCTCCAATCAGACTTCAAGGTCAGTGGCATAGGTTTTCCAACGAAACCGTGAAAAATCTTGTGATAAGAATCGTGATTTCTAATTAAATCTTCAGCTCTTTCATTCATTTCTTGGATGCTTGAAAAGGTACCGCGAATTTTTAGCATTCCGTAAATACCATCTTCGTTCGGAGATGCTCCTTTTGCCGGAATCCACGAATGCAAAGAATAAGTTTGTCCGGGAATAGCGGGATCAGCATATCTACGCTCAACTTTACCATATTTAGGTAAAATGCTAGCATCGGATAAATCTCTCATTGCAGCTGTTGTTTCAGCGTCATTTAGAGGTGGATGCGTAACCGCTGTATATTCCTGTTGGACTTGATCTGTAGGTGAGGTTAAAGATGTTTGTTTCTCGGCCATTTTTTTATTTAATACATGTGGCTTTAACCCAATTTGATAATTTTAATACTCAAGAGTATAAAAATTAATAAGCCATTTTCCTCTCCCATTCTGTATATTTTTGCTCAAAAGTTTCTAGTTCAGACAACCACATATCACCCGGAGATGTATCTTCCAAAAGTTTAATCTGTGATTCTATTTTTTCTATTTCATTTTGTAAATGTTGTAATTTTTCCTCGGTGAAAGACAGAATATTTAATCTCAGAAGATAATCATAACTTTCGTCGATTTTAACAAATTGCATATCATTCATGTCTTTTTCTATTTCTTCTTTTTTACGACGATGTAAAATTAGTTCATCGTTCATTACAGCTGACAAAAACGAGTATTTTTGAGAACAAATTGTGTGAGTGTGTTTAAATGTTTTCAGTTGAGTTCTTTTTCTTTTTTCGTATAACTTCATTCGCAAAGTACAGAAAAGATTAATAATCTCTTGAATTCCACCTTTTCCACCTTCATCGCCAAATTTTTTGATGGATCCATTTGGATGAAACAACACCATGTTTGTTGTTGACAAGTAACTTTTGAGTTTTAAGTTATCCAAATTGCATTTAATACCGTTTGGGTGTTCAGTTATCTCAAAATGCACTTTTTGAGGGGTAGAATAGTTTTTCAAGGACTTGATTTCTTTTCTTTCCAAAAGATCTTCAGCGAATTCTTTGAATTTTTCTGTCCACATGCCTATAGGCAATTCAGTAACACTAACTTTGTTCTTTTTCCTTGCGATGACACCTGATGTTACATAACGGGTTTCATCGTGATATTCATATCCCACTTTTTTACGGCGAGTTACTTTTTCTATGGTACCTTTGAAATTACGATACCATGGATCTATGTCAAGTATTTCATCACCCGCAATCCATCTTCTACATTGATCAATTAAATCTATTGGATTATACAAAGGTATAGAACAAGACCAACCAGTTCCGATACCAGCACTGCATCCATTTAGTAATACTGTTGGGATAATAGGTATGTAAAATTTAGGTTCTAATTTTTCTCCCTCTGATTTGGTTCTCGGTAATAGTTCGTCGTCGGCAATTGGAAACAAAAGTCTTGTCAATATATCCTCTTTCGTGTAAATATATCTACCGGCTGCTGCATCTTTACCTCCGACAAGTCTAGTTCCAAATTGTCCATCTCTGAAAAGATATGGTATATTATTTAATCCAACTATATCATTAGCCATTCGCACAACCGTATCATACAAACACTGTTCTCCGTGATGATAGTCTGTGTGCTCGGCCGTATAACCAGCTAATTGAGCCACCTTCAAAGCCTTTCCGGTGTATTTCAATTTACGTAGAAACACTGCAAACATAATTTTTCGTTGTGATTCTTTCATTCCATCTAATACATTAGGAATACTTCTACCGCAATCATCCAAAGAAAATTCAATGAGTCTTTCGTTTATAAATCTTGAAATTGGCATTTTTTCTTCGTAATCATGAAATTGTGCAGGATCATAATTAGCAAGCCATTCTTTTCGTTTATCAGAATTTTTACCGTCAAAGACCATACTCATACAGTTATCTCCTTGATCGTCTAAATGATATTCCGTAATTCTTTCTCCAAAAGTTTCCTTAACTTCTGCGTTGTTTGAAGTTCCAAGTCCTTTGTAATATTTTCGTTTTCTTCTTTTATTCTCAGTAGAATTTGCTTCATACTGTTTAACTTCCCTTTCAGTATAAAACAAACGATGATTTCCACTGGATTCGTAAACTCTAACAATCGGAGTTTCCATTCCAACCACATAAGGTTTTTTTCTTTTCAGCAAACTAGGAAACAGTGTGTGAAAGAAATTTAGCAACAATCCACAAATGTGAACTCCATCGACGTCGGCATCACACAGCAAGGCAACTTTCCCGTAATTTAAAGTCGCAAAATTTTTGTCATCAGTGTAATCTACGCCAAATTTTAAACCAAGAGCATGTATCGCGTTTGAGATCTCAGCATTTTTTGAAATAGTAGTTACTTTTGCATTACGTACATTCAATAACTTACCCCTCAGCGGAAATAACCCAAACCAGTCTCTGCCTTTTTTACCAAAAGCACCTTTTTCGATGCCTCTTACACCGTAAGTTTTCGCCGACTGGCCTTCTGTAAAAATACAAGTACACTCTGAATATTTTTTAGTTCCTGCAAAATTAGCAGGATCATAACCGGGAATTTTCTTGAATTTTTTACTTTTTCTTTCCGTTTTTTTCAGAGTCATCATTTCCTTTGCTTTGATTAAATCTTTAATATCCTCTGCAAAAGGCCATTTCATTATGCTATTGATTTGTTTAGTTGTGACCTTTGTTTCGGGTTTAGGGCTTGCTAAACAAGTTTTTGATTGACTAGTAAATTCAGGATTTGGCAAATCACACTTGACGATCATCAAAAAATGTTGTTTGACATCGTTAATTTTAATTTGTGGTTTTCCTGCTTTGTTGAATTTACCTATAAGTGGTTTGAAAATAGCGCTAGACCACGCATCGACATGCACACCCCCGTCTGGGTTATAAATACCATTTGTGAAAGCAACTGTTTGCTGACTTTCAGCGGGAACTATCACAACAACAGAATTTTTTGTTTTGAATTCCATTATCTCAGTTGCTTCCGTGAAAAGTCTAGCGTAGTCTTTCAAGTTTGATATTGGTAATTTTTTGCCATTGTAATAGACAGAAACACCTTTTGTTCCAGCTATCATCGCACTGTCGAAAATGTATCGAGTGTATAAACCAAGAATAGCATCACTGTACTTAGTACAATTAAATCTTGGGAAATCCGCTGTCCATGTTACCTTTGTACTTGGAGTAGCAGATTTTCTTTTTGTGATACGAGGTTTTGTTTTTTCTCTCATATTATTGCTCCAGGATTGCCTGAAAACTTTGAACTCGCCGTCTTCTGTTGGAGCGATTACTTCGATCGAAAAAGAAGTGGAAAATACATTAGTAAGTTTGCATCCTAACCCGTTCCTCCCGGAACCATATCTTTCTTGATCATCATCATAATTAGAAGACGTTAGAAGTTCTCCGAAAATCATTTCGGGAATGTACAACTTTTCTTTCTCATGAATTTCAATCGGTATCCAAGATCCGTCATTGTAAACAGCTATTTCATTTTCATTTATATCTACCTTAATTTTGGACATTTTGACCTTGTCTTCTTCGCTTCTCCAGATATTATCAAGGGCGTTAGACAAAATTTCTATAAATATTCTGATAAGAGCTGGACTTGCTCTTACATATTCGTTAAAAACAAGACTTAGATCTTGATCTTGTACGTGACCTAAATATTGATTTGTTAGCTTTTGATTTTTAGTAGCCCCGACATAAGTATCGGGTCGTTTCAAAATATGTGTTAATTGGTCTGTTTTTTCATATTGTCGTTGAGCCATTTTGTGATTTTAAAAACATTGTCTTTAAAATCAATTTCTAATATCGTTATTTAATTCGACAAATTTTTGCAAAATTCTTAAAAGATCTTTTGGTAATTTTTCTAGGTCAAACCGAGGGCCAGTTTTCATTTTTTGACCTTCGTAAGGTAACCCAACAGCGTGCTTCCCCGACTCTATAAAATGCGCCTTGATAAGACCATATACTAATTCCTGTTTATTCTTGTCAAATTTTTTGATCGATTTGATCATATTCTCTTTATCTTCTGTAGAGATTTCTACGTCATCTTTGGTTTGTTTAGAAATCGAATCTAGAAGTGGAAATGAAGTTGCCATTTTTTGAAAAACAAATAAATGTTAAAATCATTTTCCAGCGGTATAAGCTGTATCAAATTTAATATATTGAGTTGCATTTCTAGGACCGCTATTTTTCGGCAAACCTATCGTGTAAGCCGGTATATTTTGTTGTTTAGATGGAATAGATCCACTTCTATTGACCGCCTGTTTTGCCGAGTTGTTAGCCCTGGGTTTATTTTGAGACATTTTAGTTGCTATTTCGATAACAAATCTCTTGATTTCTTCAAATTTATGGGGACCATCATAACGCATGAAGGGTTTGCCGTTAATGTACAATACAATCAGTGGTACATATTTGATGGGAGATTGGGTGGATTTAGATTTTGATACAACACCACTAGAGGCGTTAACATTTACCATCGCAAACGTGCATCCACCAACAGCTCCTGGTAATTTTTTGTATATAGGAATCAACCCTTGACAATGTGTGCAATTTGTAGAATAGAAAAATATCAAAGAATATCCCTCAATATTCACGCAAAGATTTTTTCCCTTGGGATCATTTTGTATAGAAAAGTTGTCGTCATTCAAAAAGAATAGTCCTGTGCTCATTTTTTAAATTCTTTCATATTTTTAATTTATACTTTTCAAAACAAAAGAAAATGAGTGATAATGAAATAACATCGTTATATAATCCAAGGGATATGACTGTTATGAACGTTCATATAGGCAAACTTAGCCCAAGAGCACTACGCGAAGTAGAAATAAACGGCGAGCGTTGGCCTAGTGTTCAAATGTATGTTTTATCAAGACTTTTATGTAAAAATCAAAGAAATTATTTGTTAGGACATTTGACCGGATATAAACTATTTGAAACGATAATGAAAAACAGGGGTATCACGGAAAAATTCCTAAGAACTGAAAGGAAAAGAGATGAGTATAAACAATACTCCGAAGCGATGCGACAACTAAACTTACTACAAGATTCCGTTAAATTTGCTATATCAGAAACTGCTGAAACAATTCGCGAATTGCAACACATAATAAAGTTTAGAGACTATGTTTTATCGGAAGATTGTAATCTTGCAAGTGTTTTGGTTGAATTAGAAGGCGATATTGGTAAAAATTTTAACAAAAAGGTGTTGGAAGTATTAACACAGGAAGAAGATCAAGAAAATTTGTGTGAAAAAATACGAACAGAGATGGGTAAAGATGATTCCAAGATCAAAAAGCATATTGCTGAAAAATATTTAATTACTAGTAGTCAGATAGGTAAACTTAGAAAAAGAAGCAAAAAGTTGGAGAAACTTATCGAATCGTTGCGAAGTGTAGAAGGAGAAGAAGAAAAATTAGATGAGAAACTACAAGAGAAGAATAACCTAGATCAAATAATAAAAGAAAAGGTTGAGACTAACGAGGCAAATCTGGCATTGTCGTTTGAAGAAACTATGAATAAGTTGAAAGACTTAAAAGACGAGGCAACAATTTCCTTGTTTGGTAATGAGGACAAAAAAGGCTTGTACAATGAAAAAGCCGAAATAGAAAAGGATATAAAGGATTTAAATCAGATAAAGGATACAGAGGATGAAACCAAAATAACATTATGGAATATGTTTTCGAACCTGCCAAAAGAGGAAAAAATTAAATACAGAAAAGACGTTTATATTACTTTCACGGAGATTCTGGCTTCTTGTGATAAACAAAAAACAGAAGAAATACTAAACGAAATTTACACAGAATTATTTAGAAATATTGAAAAGCAAAATTATTTGCTAACTACTGGCACGGCGGCTTTGCGATTCGAAAATCCATGGAATTTGGTTAATAAAAATGACTCGTTAAGAAGCCTTGGATTTTTGCTTGGTATAAGAAAGGGAGATTCTGGTCAACTAAAAAACAAAGAATTTGGTTTAAATCTTGCAGGGAGAGTTTTAATGGGTTTTAGGAATAATATTGCGATTTTCCGCAAAAAACTGGAGTCAGAACAAATAGAACAAAATAGGAAAATTCAACTATCTGTCATATACAGTGCTATTAAATTTCTCAAACATCTAATAAAATCTCGTGATATTCAAGAATACCTAAACAAAACACCCGAAGAAATTCTTAGAGAAAATGTAGAGAGTATTCAAGTGACCACGACAGACGGTACAAGCTATTTTTTACCAATAAGTATCATACAAGGATTTTCGTCTCTTCAGAAAGCTGTCGAAGATCCTTCGGTGAAGAAAAATATTTACATAAATATTTTACGCGACGGGGGTCTGTACAAAATTGATCAGGCAGAAGCTTTAGATGAATCAAAGCTAGATAAACTGTATGATAAATATGTAAACAGTATTGAAATAGTAAGTTTTAACAATTTTGGCTATGATGAGAATTTTGTCGACAAACTTTGGAATCAAGATATGGAATTTAGAAGGTATGTACAACTAGTACAAAGTAATCCTGGAAGTTTAGCAGCTATTATAAGGAAAGAAGAGTTGGAAGCTCTTTATAACAAAAGAATTATTCAGGAAGATGAATACATAGTTTTAAAATTTTTAGAATTAGTTGCTGTACGAAATTCGCAAGACCCAAATGATACAGAATTCGGCAAAAATATGGCAACTTTGTATATGAGAAGACTGGCAAACAAACAAATCGAAACAATCGCGGCTCGTCTTGTTAAAAGTATCGAGGAAGACGAGGAAGAGGAGGAAGATGGGGAAGAAGATTTATATGATTGCTTATCCAAATCTGGGGAAATAACTAAAGAACAATGGGAAACAACATTAAAAAAACTGCGAGACATTTCCGAAAGATTCGATAAAGTTTTTTACCAAGGAGATGACACAAGAGTAAGGCCAAAAAGAGATACCGTTGAGCAAGCAAAAAACTGGCAACCTAGCAAAACTAAATCTAAACCGCAAGTTATGGAAAAAGAGCCTGTTATCACAGAGCCAGATCCAGAACCCGAATTGGACCCGGCGGACGCTGCGTTATTGGCCATCTTAGCTTCCGATGAGGATTCATCGAGTGAGGATGAAGAACAACCGGTACAACAACCGGTACAACAAGTAGTAAGGTTACCTAGAGTCTTATCAGGAGGTATTCTAACTATAAACACAACACCGATTTCCCCTGTTTCTACGTATAACATATACATAAAGGAAACAAAATTGTATAGAGGCTTCTATATCAGGAAATTTTATTTTCCAACATTGGTTCATGCTTTTATGTATATGTGGTTGGTTGAGACATATCCCACGAAAGATAATTTTGAATACTATTTAATATTGATGACAACAGAATGTCGAACCAAATTCTTAGAAGCGTTTTCAGAACCAAAATTTGATTTTTCGGAAGTAACAAAAAAACTTAAGTTTAACAAAAGTCAAAAAAAGGCACTTGCGAGTGCTCAAGGTGTAGATGAAGAAACAGCAAATGCAATGGATATGACCGATATCATTAAATATCAAATACTGCAGTTTGGGTATAGCATTGATTGTTTTATGCCATATGAAGAACTTCAGTCAAAAATTTGGTTTGAATATTGCGATCAACTAGATGCTAATATAGTAACAAAAGCGGCATTGGAGGGATATGCTACAATTTTCGGGATAGAGAAAGATAAAACCGGTGAATTAAATATTGGAAGGAGCCAGGGTATAAATGAAGAACTGTTAAAGATTCTTTTGAATACCGAAAATAATGTGATTAGATATACAGACAGAAAAGATTTACTTTTAGGGTACGGCAAAAAAGGTCAGGGTAAAAACATAGCCGGTAAAACTTTAACAAAAATTAGAAGTTTATTTTCAGAAGTGTTGCAAATAGAAAATGAAGAAACTAAAAATTGGATTGTTAAACAAGTCGAAAACTTAAACCAACTTTTGAATTTGCCAGTACAAGATGACAATTCTGTTTATTACAAAGAAAAACTGGGTTATGCTATTGTGGAAGCAATGGTAACTTTGAATGTTAAACCAACATTGTTAGGTCAGACTACTGTGGGGCAAGTAGAAAAATTCCTAAATTCAGAAGAAGAGATTTCATTGCCCGAAACAACTTTTTACTACTTTTTGAAAATCCTCAAAGGATTTCTTGTTTCCGAAAACTATACTGATACAATGACTAAATTTTTGCAAAATGATGATATGACCTCGCAATCGGGCAAACAAGAAGGTGCTGCCAAATTTGTAGAGTTTGTTAAATGTATCATGGGTGAAATGATTAAAACCAGAGGGAAAACCACTGATTGGTCTAAATGGATTCCAAATATGAGAGAAAAAATAGATAATATGCCTTTTTTCCTGTGGGTTTTTAACCAACTAAATATGGCTAACTAAAGTTTTGAAAACAAAGTTTTTAAAACAAATACAAACTATAAAAATATAGCAATAGAGAAAATGAATCCCAAAGAAATTATATTACCAATTTGGTTAAATACAAGAAACACTAACGATGTGGCCAAATATATTGAAGAAAATAACTTAGTAGAAGATTTTAGACCCTGGGAGTTGAAATATCATGTTATTCTCGACTCCGAGATTTTACCTGAACGATCGTGGGATGGAAAAATTAAGCATAAAGTTTTCTTTTTGAAAGATTTTGTGAGACAAAATAAATTGTCAGAAGCCAAAAATTATTTTACTGTCCTCGAAGATGAAGAAAAAGCACAAGAAATTATTACGGCGATGAACGAAGAACTTGGGGCCCCAGGAGAACTAGATGAGTATAAAAAATTATGCGAATCTACTGGATTGTTTCTTCCAAATTCAGTAAATGTAACTAGCAAAGAAATCAAAATCTTTTTTGATTTGCGCGAAACAAAATCTTTAGACTTTTTATTTGATCAATTAACCATTTCAGAACTTTTCCCTTACGCAAATCATAGAAAATTTCAAAAAATGTCAGATTCTTTTCCTGTATTCAAAATGCCCAAAAATTTAAAACCCGAAACAAGTAAAATTAAGTGTATTATGTCTCTAGATACATCCATTAGAGCTGAAAGATTTGTCTCTATTTTAAATGCAAGTGCAAAAAGTCTAGCTTTTGATGGATCAAAAACCACAGGCTCTGATATAAACGCAATGACTGAAATAATAGACTGCGATGCTCTTCTTCGCACCGAATTGAGTTCAATCGAAAAAAGTATTCCCAAGGTAACTGAATGGAAAAAATACAAGGAGAATTTAACTGTAAAACCGTGTATTGAAATCTCCGTAGAGAAAAATAGTTATGTTTTAACAATGAAAACTCGCACTCAAGAGGAAAACTATAAATTATTATTGGAATCCCTGTTTTCTAACAGTGTTGAAGATATGAGGCCTAATATTAAATACACTTTGTCTGGGAAATCCTTTTTATTAGCAAGATATATGGATGTATCTTTGAACGTTGATATATTTTTGGACATCATGAACGATTATTTAAGAGAACTAATCGCAAGTAATACAATAGAATCAGGGGATTTTCTGGTTTCTGATGAGAGAAATAAGTTTGTTAGGTTTTATCAAAACTATCCAAACCAAAAAGGTAGTTTCATTCTAAGGAGCAAAAACGAAAGAACCACAATACATGTTAAAACCAATCCAGCTACGCGACAAGCAGAGTCTCTTAACAGACCTTCTTTAAGTGTGAGAATAGAATCAACTGATTCCGCCCATTCTTTGTATATGCTGGCTGTTTTTGGTTGTTTTTTAGCAAGATATTATGAAAAAGCAAAAGAATACCAGGACATCTATGCTGCTTTTGGGGTAAATACTCCGTTACATTTAGAAAGAATGAAAGAATGTTCCGAAATACAAGCGAGCAGCGAACTCAATCAAAAAGCTATATTCGATAAAAAAGCAAACAAAACATGCATGGACCAAGGTTGTGGTCCAGTTGCTCAGGATGGAAAATGTACTTCTAATACAAAATTAGAAGGATGGACAGATCCAAAAATTAATTACAAAAGAACTTGTCAAAATGCCAAAAAAGGGATATCTAGAACCCCCTTAGTTGTTTCCCAAGAAAGATTGGTTCAAATGATAGAAGATGACTTGTATTTCCCAGAAGGATCTTACACAGAATTCCCAAAAAATAGTGGTAAATTTTTAGTTTGTCCAAATATAGGAACTCCAAATAAGAGAGGTGAGTTTAGCTATATATCGGTAACTCGTCCAACAGCGGGTAAAGAAATATATCCTGTAGTTCCTTGCTGTGCCAAGACCAACCCTTCTGATAATTTAACAGAGGGTATAAATTTGTTTACAGGAAATTTACACAAAATAAGATTGAGAACTCAAAACAATATTAAATTCTCAAATATCAAAACTTCTTATGAAAAATTGCAAAAATTTATCGCGAATTTGCAAGATATGGAGTTTTCATTTATTGGTAACGTGTTAGTATACAATAAAGATAAAGGAGAATTTGTGATAAAAGTCACTACGACTAAAAAAAGAAAGTCTCTTAACCTAGAATTTTCCAGCAATATATTAAAAGATATAACTAGACCATTAGGAGCTTTCAAAATTAATTTACAGAAAGTCAAAGGTAAAGAAATTACATTCGATCTAATTTTGTATGTGGAGCAAGATGCCATAATCGATGAAAAGTCCGACGAAATCCCAACAGAAGATAAAATAAGTAGTAACTTAATAACCATTGCTGACGAATCTGGTATTCAATTAGGTGATTACGCTGTTAATCAAGATTCCTTGAAATCTAATGATGATTTAACGACATCTACCGTAGCTAAAGCGGGCGCTTTTGGATTATTACCAGTAAATATTGGTAGATTACTTAAGCTAATGACTATTAAAAATCGCAAAGATTACAGTATGTGGAGGAGAATGGGTGTTGGAGAATTCAGCGATGTGAGTATAATTAATTGTGTTGTTGTGGCTCTTGCCCAAAGAGGTATAGAAGAATATCTAACTTCTAAACAAGCTAGAAATTTGTTTCTTAAAAAGATTAAAAGATCCGGAGGTGTAAATTGTATTGGTTTGATTGTAAATTCTACCGGAATAAAAACACTGGAAGATCTAGAAAGATACATTAAAACATCAAATCTTTCTCCCAGGGAAATTTTACCATTAATAGAGTATCTATGGGAAATTAATATTATTTTAATATCCAGAGATTGGAATGAAAGCCCTGACGCTCAATTTGTCTTACCATATCATAAAAACTCTTATTTCAAGTATAAAAATTATGAAAGAACTATTATAGTTTACGAACATAGCGGGAAAAAGTCAAGTCAAGATAACAATGTCTGTGAACTTGTTTATCATAAAACAGAGCTCGAAGAAAATACTGCTATTTTGTCAGATCCGCTCTTTAACAAAAATTTATTGTCTTTTTGGTTACGATCACAAATCTCTTTTGTAAGAAATGGAGAAAACTTCTCAAACTCTCGAAAAATTAAAAACACAGAATTTGATCCTAATGTTTGGAGTGTAATTCCTGGAGACTCTGAATTAATAGGTTTAAGAGCGAAATCTATAACTTTTTTCCCAGATAATTTTTTACCCCCGATGCCTTTACCTGTTTCGGAAATGTCTATTTATCAAGATTCTAAAAGTATTAAAAGTGTTGTGAGAAACTTGGGAGGCGAGATATTAGCAGAAAATTCCGCAAATCTTACATGTAAGATTAACAGTATTATTATGACTTGTCCTATTATCGATTCTAAGGAAGATAAAATTTATCGAGTAAGAGAAAACCAGAAGATCGCGAGAATTTTGCTTGGGTATGTTTTATATCAATTTTCGTTATTACTAGCAGACGGAGATCAGGAAGACATTAATGTAAACAGTGTCATAGAAAGAAGTGAAGAAGATTACACTCCAGGATTGTACTCAAGTGAATTACCACCTCCTTTTGAATCGTTATCAGGTTCAAAAGTTAAAATATTTAGTCAATTCGGAGATTTTGATCAAATCAAAAACAAAATTGAAGGACAACTTTTTTATTGGTTGAAATTCAAATCAAAGGAACTCGAAGATTACAAAAAATTACGTACTGTGCCTAATTTTTATAATCTAGCAACTGATTACAAACAGCATCCAGATTCATTCATCTCTATTTTTAAAGGAAGTGCCGCTGACGAAGAAATAAGCGTTCCATTATTTGACGGAAAATTATATGCCTTCCCAATGTTTAACACAAAAACTTACTATCTAAGAAACAAAAAACTGACCGATGGTAAAGTATGTTTAGCGAGAACTTTTAATTTGAAAGCGTTTGAAAGCATGGGTTTTGACGAATTAAAAGCATGGTTAAAAACAATGCCTGACATGACAAAAGCATTCAAAGCTATTAATAAATTAGGAGAATACGAAACATCATGGGCTAGCAAAAAAAGCATCTTTGTGTTAGTTGAGTGCGAGTCGGAATTTGAAGTTTGCTATGATTACGAGGAAGATGTTGACAATGTGTATCGAAATGTGATTGTTTTGAAAGTCGATACTATTGCTAATTTCAAAAAACCCAATATGTTTTTACATGGTTTAAATTTGGTTAAATATCCCAACAACAATAGGATTGTTGCTTTCATCAAAAAGTAGTAATGAACATATTTTAAGTTAAAATATGTTTCATAAATGTTTGAATTTAAAAATATCTATGATTTTGTTGAAATAGGAACTTGTGATTTTGATACACAAGTCCAGAAGGCTTGTGGAAATATTCGAGGTATATCCGTAGAACCTTTAAAATATTATTTCGACAGATTACCTGTTAAAAAAGGATGTGTCAAAGAAAATTTAGCTATATCAAATACAAGGGGTACTATGAATATCAGTTATGTGTCAAAAACAGACATAATGTCACATAATTTACCTTTATGGGTATCAGGGTGTAATTGTATAGGTAAATCACATCCTACTGTAGAAAAATTATTAGATGAGAGAGGTTTAAAACACTTGATAAAAACAATACCTGTAAAAGTAATCACTTATGAAGATTTAATGAAAATGTACAACGTAGATGGGGTAAATTTTCTAAAAATAGACACAGAGGGACATGATCCTGTTATTCTTGAATCTATGATGGAATATTGTGATAAATACCCTGAATGCTATCCCGTGCAAATTAAATTTGAAACCAATGGTCTCAATGACAAACAAAGGGAAAAAAGCGTACTGGATGAGCTTAATAAAAAAGGTTACGTTATTGTAAGCCAGGGCGCGGACACTGTGCTAAAATTAAGTCTCAGGTAGTTTTCCTTTTATTATCGATATCCCAAATTCGTTTTTGATGAATCTTTTGGCTTTATCCAAGGTGGGATAAGACCAAGTGAGCCATCTAGACCAAAAACCAGCCGTGTTCATACCAGATTTAGCCCAATTTTCTCTAGAACTAGATTTAACTTTGATCATGGTTTTAATCAGCTCGTCTTTTTCAGATTTTGTGAGCTTATCTTTCTTGGCCAGGTCTTGTGCTTTTTTGGGCAATTTTTTAAAACCTCCTTTTCCCAAATGACGACTTACGTATCTTGCCATACGTCTAGGATCTTTGTGTTTAGTAAAGTCTGACATACCCGCTGCTCCAAAGTCAACATGTTTTTCTTTACCTTTGGAATCTCTCCAGGAAATTCTCCATTTCTTTTTTTTATTGTTGGAGGGTGTCAAATAAACTTTTTTTGGATATGACATCTTAAATTTTTTCTCGGTTTCAGGGTTTATATTTTGTTGGTTACTTTGATCGCTACCCATTTGTTTTGCTAAAGAAATTATACTTTTTGTTTGTTTTTACATACAAAAAATTACCTCAAACAAGACTAAAACACCTATTGCTTAAAATTACTGAAATTTAAATTGGCTTTTATCCACAAATTTTCGCAAGAAGTCGGATTCTGACATAACAGGAACACCTTTACTTATCGCATCTTGTTCTTTACGACCACCAGGTGCTGCATCACCTACAACTAACAAAGTAACTTTACTTGTAATTTTACTACCGCTTGCTATTTTTGCTCCGTATTTCTTAGCAAGATTTTCTACATCGGTTCGGGTGAATTGTTTTCCAGTTTTTGGATCTTTTGCTGCAAATTTTCCAGTAAACATAATATTTTGTCCCGTCAAGGAATCACCAACAGCTTCCGGTTCCTCTGAAATTTCAGGTCTAATACCGGTGTCTTGTAAAAATTGTAAAAAGCGGGGTAAATGATCCAGAAAAGTATCTAATACATCACCAGCAACTCCTTTGATGGCTTTTAATTTTTTTGGAGGGTTTGTTAGAATGTTTGGATACTCCTCTACAATTTTTCTAACTGTTCTCATACGAGCATTAGGGAAAAATTGAGTTGCTCCCATTAGTTGAGATAAATCAACTGGGTTGTCGTACAAAACTTTTATCAATTCTTTATTGAATTTTGTAGCATTCTTTGCTGAACCAATGACATCAGTTAAAGTATCGGGTTCATCTTTGATCAACAAAATTGCTTTTGTCAACGTGTCATAACCAGCTTCATACATTTTTTTAATAGTTTTCATAGCCAAACCTTTTACACCCATGCCAGTTGATTCTTTTCTAGGAATTCTAAAAAATTTCTCAATAAGCCTTATTTTTGTTTCATCTTGCTCTTCGGTGGCAAAAATATCAAATACGCTTCTTCTTTTTCCCGCAACACTTGAACCGTCACCCCATACATAAGAATATTTAGGATGCCCAGGATAATCCCTATCATCTCTTCCAGTTTTCTTAGGTTTAGCTACGTGATCTGGCATATCCGCAACAGTGCTTTCAACAACTTCTTTTACCGTCGGAATAGTTAATCCTTGTCGACTTATTCTTATTTTTGAGCCGGGACCAATTTGATTGTCGCGAATAAAAGCAGCGTTATGAGCTGTGGCAGCTACGTATTCTGCACCTACGATTTCTCCATCTGGCATCATACGACCCAGAACAGTATTTTTATAAAAAACTGTTGGTTTTAAAGCTCCATTAGACGCAGGGGACCAAGAAACTCCTATAACTGTTACAACCGCTTGTTGGTCGTTGCATTTATAAGCAACAGCTGTTTCATCCACTTCTTTGTCGCTCACCGGTCTGACTTTCCAATCCATAAAAACAACTATCCCGTCTAATTCAAAAGGAGTTGAACTTCTCCATTCGCAAAATAACTCCCATAAATTTTTCTGTGTGAGATCATCGAAAGTGCTTCTAGATACAGGAACGGTAAAAAACCCCATTTTTTCCAGGTTCTGTATTTGTTCAAACCGTGTGTACTTTCTTGGCACCAATATTTCGTACCCAACAAAGTGTATATCAGAAGGAGAAATTTCTGTATCTCTTTTCTTTTCAACTTTATTGACAATTCCCGAAACAATATTTCTAGGATTTTTATAACCTTGAGCCTGATACTTAGTTTTCCATATTAGGTAAGGCATAACCAATTCTCCGCGTATAACAATCTTATTATCATCCCAGTCTGTAAAGTTTGTACCACTTGGTACCCCTGTAAAACGATCTTTTTTAGATCTTGCGGTAAGATATCTAGAAAGCTTTTTCCCCTTTGTACCACTACCGCGAGTATATAAATCTCTGGTAATCTTTTTACCTTTTTTGGTAAATACTAGTAAGGCTGAAATTCCATCAGCTTTTCCTTCAAGGGTAAACACTAAATTTTTATTTTTCTTGAATTTTGTTATATCTTGCTTGATTTCTGTTAAAGCATCGTTTTTGTATCTGTCAAAAGATCTTTTTTGTATATCATCTTCCCATTCGGTAACACCACATGGAGGTGGTTTTTGATCAACTAGTTCGGCCAAAACTTTTCTAACGGTCCCCATGTAATAAGGCAACTTATAATCTTTTCTCACATCTTCGTTTGCCACTGGTTTAGCTCCAACTCCTTGAATACTCGCGTAAGTACCATATTCTTCGGAAAAAATTTCATCATGTTTTCTCACAATTTCATCATAAACAGCATCGGGAATACCCGGATTTCTGGCATCAGAATGATAATAATACATTTTGTCGAAACATTTTAACAATTTGACCAAGCCTGCGTGATCTTTTTCCGATATTAGTTCATCTACTTTTGTAGAGATTTCGTCATACAATTCGTTATCCATTTTTCTATTTTCCAAGAATATAGAAAAAATCATTTCTTTTATCTTTTTGCTTTTCGAGGAGCTTTGAGTTTTTTCTTCGCAACGGCTTCGTTTTTCATTGCTTTCATTACTTCTTCCAAAATTATTGCACCATTTTGAACACCGTATTTTTGTAAAACAGCCAATCCGTCCTGTTTTTGATCAGACAATTTTTTACGACTCCTAACTTTTCTTTCAGTTGTTTGCCATTCTTGGCCATTATACTTAACGCCTCGTTGCTGTTTTTTATCCAAAACTTTAAGAATTTGTTCCTCCAATTCTTTCTTTCTGTTTAGAAGTTTTTTACGTTGAGCATTAAGTCGTTTGAGCTCTCCTGAAATAGAAGAAAGCTCGCTCATATATCCACGCATTTGACTCATTTTAAAACAGATTATTTATCTTTAAAAACAAATGTTTGATTGGTTAATTAATTATGTTAAAGATAATTGCTGGACTATATTAATAGTGGGAGCTTTGATTGTTATTTTTATATGCTGGTTGTTTAAAGGAAATTCTAAAGGTACTTGGGATAATTCTTTTTATTACGATGACAGAAAACCCATGGGACAACATATTAGAGCGGCAGGTGAAAGCAAAGGAGAGGCAGAATGTCGTTATGTATTGGAAACTATATTTAAGCAAAAATTTCCTAAACGCCGGCCCAAATTTCTGTTTAACTCGCAAACAGGATCTAATATGGAGTTGGATATGTATAATAAGGAAATAGGCGTTGCCTGTGAATATAATGGTAAACAACACTATGTTTACACACCTTATTTCCATAGGGGCGGCGAAAAGGATTTTAAAGCTCAACAACAAAGAGACGATGAGAAAAGAAGAGTTTGTAAAAAACTAGGTATATTTTTGATAGAAGTTCCCTATACTGTTCCTTTGTCTGACATCAGGGCTTTTGTAACAAAAAAATTACGAGAAAATGGTTTATTAAGAAAATAGTAAAATACAAATGTGGATAATAGCTACTTCAGGAATTCTCATAGCTTCTATTATATGGGGTTACACCACTCAAAGTGGAAGAAATACTAGAGAATGGATAAAAACAAAAAGAAGAAAGTGGAAAGATTTAGTATTGATGGTTAGTTCAAGACATAGCGGGTTTATGATCTATGTAATTAGCTGGAAAATGCTTTCGCAAGCTGCTTATGCTGATTTTTTATCGTTATTCGATAACAGAGTTAAAAAATTGGCGGATAAAACTTACGAAATAAGTTATTATGTGGAAGGAAAATTGTATAAATATCCAGTTAAGGTTAAGAGGGGACCCTCTTCTATATTTGAAATCAAAGATCAAGACGGCAATGATATGATGCTAGAATTAAATGATTATATAGAACCAAATGGAAAATTACACAATCCCTTGATAACACCTAAATTTTTTGATTGTTCTTCTATAACAATAGAAACCATGACAGATTCAAAAACCTTCGTTGACGATCAAATTATCGAAATTTCTTGAGTGTTTAAACAAAACTTTAAACACTGGATTAAATAATGTATTCCATAATATAAAATGACGGAAAACATTGAGAATGAAAATCAATGCGAATGCTTGATTCTTCGAGAATTAGCCGAAGAAAGAGGTGGTTTTGATTTAACTGTTCAAGATATCCCAGGAACTACGGGTCTCATACGTTGTCAAAATATAGGAACAATGAACGAAAACGGTCATTATTTATGCCCAGAGTGCGCCGGAACATGTGGCTTAATCTATGTTCCAGATCCTGAAAATTCTTTGTATTATCAGAAGAAGAAAAAGAAGAAGAAGGAAAAGAAGAAGGAAAAGAAGAAGTCCAAGAAAAAGGGACCTAAAGTTTTAACAAAGAAAAAGTCGAAAAAGGTACCTAAAATTCTTAAAAAACCAACGGTGAAACAAGACAAAATCCCGCCGCCTAAAAAGAAACTCAAAAAAATTAGCTTGGCAGGCATTAACAGAAGAACACAAAATGTATTACTTTTAGAAAGACTCCGCTCTATTATTGTTGATCAACATCCGACCAAAGAAGATGCGCTGGGAAATTTTCCCGAAGTTTTAAGATATTATAATGCTTGGATGAGTACCGCTAAGTCAGGGGGTAGATACTTATTAAATAGGTTAAATGATCTTTCGAGAGCATCTAGATCTAATCCTGATATTTTTGTAGACTGGTTATATGATAATACAACTGGTAAAGATCTGTTAGAAGCAATCCCCAAAAATTATGAAATCCAAAATAAGCTATTAGATTTTGATAATGGCGTGTTGTTGATATTATTATCAACGCTTGAGACTTCTAATGAAGAGATAATTAAAGGTTTGGGTAGATTGCGATCTAATAGATCTCAGGATATTATTTTAAAATTAAGGGATTTAACTCCAAAATTAGTTGGAGAGATTCTTACATCTTTATCCTCTGAATACAATGAAGTGGATATCAACAAAAAGGAACCTCCTGTGGAATTTTTGGAACAGTTAATTAAAAATCAAAATTGTACTTCACGTGATTGTGATGCTGACCAAGATTGTTTTGATTATGGTTGTGGTCCATGTGTAGATAGAAAAATACTTGGAGAAGACGGTAAAATAATAGAAGTTGGGAGATGTTCTCGACCGAAAAGAGCGAAAACCGGGATGGCTTATAATTTTGTTATACTTATGCAAGGTTATTATAGAAGTCTTAACAGGTTTCAAAGAGGAGAGCTCAGTCAAAAATCAATGGGAAAAATCACCGAAAACTTAAAAGAAATGTTTGCATTGCAAGAAGGATTTGATTTATCTTTAGAGCAAGCCAAATTACTTTATAAAGGTGAAAATAAGTTTCCAATGATAAACAAGGCCATATACAATAAAATTACCGATTCTAGCGATGAATCAAATGCGGGATTATTGAAAATTTTGGATGATTTAAATAAACAAATCTCAGACGACGAAGAAAGTCTATCACTGGAAAATTTCCCCTCTAATTTTCCTATCATTTTTACTCCAGGAGTTGAAGGATCCGAAAGATGGTATGGATCTGGGGGAGGGGGAGTTTTTACAGATTCGGGAGACACTGCTAGATATGATATTATATTGACGGTAATTGACTGGAAGCCTTTGAATTTCGATAATGCATTGGAACCTGTAAGAGACGAAAAACCGATTAAAAAGTTAACATCTCGAAGTTATAATTTATTTTTACGAGAGATTGAAAAATTAAAAAAGCAGAAGGCAAAACTATCGGAAGAGTATAGCACTTTTCTTGATTCCGTTCAGTGGAAAGCGGAAGATGCCGACCGTTCGGATCCAGAGGAAAAAATTGACGATATAGAAGCAGATGAAAAGGCAAGAGAGATGTGGGAGCAGATTGATAAACTTGATTCTAACATTTTTAATCTTACTCTTCGATATGAAAAATCTAAAATAGCATCAGGATCTTTAAAAACAATGGCAGAATATGTACTTATCCCAGAAAATACACAAAATGCAGATTCATTGGAAAATTATTTTAGAAAATTTTGTGTGGATTTTGTCAGACAATTTATGCTTGAATTTGTATCAATGCAAAAAAGAAGAAAAATTGCTGATATAGAAAATGAGGTATTAAAACAACTAACAAACGACAAAGCAGAAGACGATTTTTTGGAAGATTTGCGCAAAATAATTAAAAGTAAAACATATGGTTCAATAGTTCCAGATGAAAAACTTGAAATTCCAAACAAACCAGAAAACATGAGCGATGAAGCTTATAAAAAGCTCGAGGAAAAACTTAAAAAAGAAAACAAGCTACAGAGAGTAATTCACATTATTAAGAAATCCTCTGAAAGTTTTTTTGCGTTAATCAACCAATTTGTAGAAGATGAGTTGGATTTGTTTGTGACCACTCTTGTAGAAAATGTTATGCAGGGAGACAATACCTCAATAAAAGATGTCATCTACAGACTTTCAGATTTTCTCGTTTTATTTTCGCCTGATCTGGTAAACTTAGCTGTGTTTTATTATGGCATTCCAGGAGAAGCTTTTAGGACTAAAATTTATATGGGTTTGATCAATCCGTTAGAAATATTGTCAGCTTCGATAGAAAACAAGTTTAATATTCTTTTATACGATCGCGAGGAAGACAGAGATAAATTAATTGGAAAAATAAACGGTATTTCTAAAGACATTGCATCTGTTATGCTTATTAATTCTCATAAATTTTTGGATATTACTAGAAGAGACAATTACTTATATATGAGAGCTACAGGTAGTATAAGAAATCTATTTGATAAAAGCGATACAGAATCTCCCGGAAGTGTTATATCTCCCCAATGTCTTAAATTAGCCGATAAATTGCCATGGGACCAAATAATTTTATATGAACACAATGATATAACCAAATGTTACAATATCTTTGATTTACGTTCGAAGTTTATTAGCGACGATAAGACAATTCCAGGCACCGATGACGAATTTCCTCAAGATTTTGTAAACAAAGTCGTCGATTTAAATGTGGAAAAGATACGACAGGCAACCGATGCTGTCAGATCCGGGGTGATGAAATCTGTAAATATGATGTTCAAAAAGAGAAGAAGGAGGATTAGACAACGAAAACGTGAACAACAACAAAAAACTAAAGGGGATGAATATATTAAAAAGTTTAATGAAATTATGAAGTGTTTTGGCGTTGAAACAGAGAAAAATCTCTTGTCTGAAATAGCAAATGATTTCACAGATACAGAAGTAGATAATGAAACGACTGATGAAGAAACAGATGATGAAACAACTGATGAAGAAACAGACGGACAAGCTTCAAGTGAATCTGATTTCGACGAACAAAGGGATGATTTTGAATCTGATGATGAAAATTTCAGCATGGGTAAAAAAGATGATGTTCAAGAATGTAAAATATGCAAGCAAGAACACAAGTTAAGTTTGACTGAACCAGCTGAAATACGTAAATTCGTATTTTCAAATTTGAGCAAGAAAAATGATCCAAAAGCTAAAGTCAAGGCCGAAACAGCAGAAACGGCTCACTTGGACGATGATACATCACCAGAATCTAAAAAAGAAGAGAAGACCGAAGAAGTCTCCACGAAAAGTAATAAAAATTTACCGACAGTTTGTGATAAATGTAAACAACCCTTAACTTCTAGATTTTTTTACACTGTCGTAACAGAAAAGAAAGACCCAAACATTTTTTCATACAAGGGATTTCACGTTGACTGTTTTGAAGAAGCAAAGCTCCATATGTAAAAACTATTTTAAGTATTAACTCTTGCAAATAAATGTGCAGTGTTACTATAGGTAAAGACGCAAATGGTTCGTTAACATTTGATTCTTCAAGAGGAGGCAAATTAGTGGACGTAACGACAGCTCCAAGGTCTAAAATGATTGATTTAAATAAATTAACAAAGGGTGTTCAACCTGTTTTCAAAAGTTTGTATATTTTGCATCATAAAATTGTCGTACCGATGGCTAGAATGGAAGACAAAGATATCGACGCTATATACGTTAACAAACAAAACAAACACGCTATATTTGTGGCTCCAAAATGTAAAGTTACTTGTAAATTTAATCAATCTAAAAGTCAAACCACCAAAAATAAATGAACAACTCTTTTGGGATTATTGTTTTTACAGAGACCCAACCCCGAAGATTCTTGATTGTTCAAAGAAGAGATAGTTTAGCATTTTTAAAATTAATTAGGAAATTTCATACTCTGACAAGAGATCAAATTCTGGAATATATAAATAAAATAACATCTGAAGAAGCTCAACGACTATTAAGTAATAATTTTAGTCAAATATGGGCCGATCTATATTTAAATCACAATTCTAGAATTTATAACACAGAAGAAAGAAAAGTCAGAGCAAACTACGAAAAATTAGTAAAAACATTTTCTAAAGAATTGCTAAAAGCAGCGCAAAATTCTGATAATATTTTAGAATGGGGTTTTCCTAAAGGAAAAAGAAACCCCAACGAATCTTCTTTGACTTGTGCTTTTAGAGAATTTAGGGAAGAAACTCGGATAAATTCAGACAAATTATGGATGGTGAATACAAATCCGTTTTATTATGATCTAGATTACGGCAATGGACATATAACCCGCGTAGAATGCTGGTTAAGCAAAATAAAAACGCCTGTTCATGTCAGAACTAATAGCACTCAACTAAGATCTTACATTTCGGATGAAGTGGGGCAAATGGAATGGGTTACATATGAAATTTTAAAGAGTAGATTACCGCAAACGATACAAAAAACAATAGATGAAGTCGATTTGTTTGTAAATTTGCACTTTTGATCTTTATTTCGCGAAATAAAGATTCCTCTTGAAGAGTCAAAAAATAATTTAATCTGTTTAAGATAAATATGTCTTACAAACATTTAGATGAATTAGGGACCATGGCCCAATCTTTTCATTTTAAAGTAACTCCTGGAAAAAACGATTGCTTGGCAAAAGCAAAAGCTAGTAATTGTGTTTGCATGACAGGTGAAGTCGGTGGTGTAACCCCAGGGGGTTGCTACCAACGTGCTCCTAATTGCCCTGGCCTTGCTAAATATTGTTGTCCAAAAGGAAGCGTTGGAAGACCCAAGAGATACTCCAATGGTTATGCTTTTGAATATACTGGTATTGTAAGCAGACCAAGACCTTGGTATCCATGCCCACAAGATCAACGAGATCAACGTGGACATCCAAGTGGTGGTAAAGCTAATTCTCAGCTTTGCAACGGATCTTGTTATGATGACAATGATATACAATGGACAGGTCCCGGTGGCTGGTCCACTTGCAATCTTTCGGTGCCTGCCAGACCCCCCGTATGGTAAATCTTAATAACAAATTAATATTACCAAAAATAAATGCCTAAGTCTAGAAAACATAATAGAACAAAAAAGAAGAAAAATACTTTTTTCAAAAAATATGACTTATACTCGGATGCAAATCCAAAAGATTCTTTTCATATGGAGTATTCTACTGTAGCTGAAACAAAAGAAACTATTAAACGATTAAAAAAGCACGAGAAAGGTAAAAAATATTCTCACGCTAGGATAGTTCAAATAGCTAACGTATTAACACAACGTCTGCGAGTGATTTACAATAATACCGGCAAAGGTAAAACTCGATACAAACTGGCAAACAGATATTTTGAACAACTAAAACGAAAAACTAAAAAACTTAATGCCGCTAAGAAATCTCGGAAGAGATCTGGAAAAATATTAAACCCAAGAACTGGTAGATATGTTAAAAAAAATGGAGCAAACGGAAAAAGAATTCTAGCTGAACTTAAAGCTCGAAAAACAAGAAAATAGAAAACAAATATTATGTCTGAATTAATTGAAAATTGTAAAAGCTGGTTAATTCCAGGAACTAAATGGTTTATACAAGGATATAGTCAAAGCGCTAATGCAACCGGATTTGCCATATTTAGCTTGGGTTTGATGTTTGATGCTGGAATGGCCACACAAAAAAAGATACAAAAAATATTGTTAACTCACTCGCACGCGGATCACACTTTTAACATCCCGAAGGTTGCTATGAATAGACACAAAGATAAAAATTCCACAACAGTTTATTGTCCCAAATCTATGGAAGCCCCACTCAAACTTTTTTGCAGAGCTTCGCAGTCATTAAATGATTGCATTGATTTGTTATCAGAAGATCAGATTAATACAGTTGGGGTCGAACCCGGGGATATTATCACATATAAAAATTTGCAAATCGACGTTATCAAATGTTATCACACAGTGGAATGTGTTGGATACCAGATTTCAGAGATTAAAAGTAAGTTGAAGAAAGAATATCAAGGTTTATCGACAGCTGAAATTAGAGATTTGCGTCTTTCTGGGGAGAAAATTACCGAAAAAGTTTCACAAATTAAGTTTACATTCTTGGGTGATACGACTGTCGAAATTTTCAAAAACCAAAATTTATTTCTTTCTCCTGTTATTTTTGTGGAATGCACCGTGCTTACACAAGATGTATCACCCGCGCAGACCACTAAGCGTGGTCATATTCATTGGTTGCAATTATTACCTTACATAGCAAAAAATCCGCAAACTATGTTTGTAATTATTCATTTAAGCTCTAGATACACGGAAAAATTTGCTTTTGATGTGATCAATTCGCATAATTTACCCAATGTACATTTATGGCACTCAAAAAACTAATATTATTACATGTAGTTGTAACAATATTAAATTAAACCAGATGTGTCGGAACTTATACCAACAAAAACGGCCTTAGCATTTTGCGGATTGGGCGCAGCTGCTTGATCCGACACGTTACAAGACCTAATATTTCCAATTCTTACATTTTCGGTGCATCTGACATTACTATTGGTGTTTAGAAAATCAATCCCGCGACTAACCCCGCAGTGTGAATATAGTTTACTGATCTTACAATTTCTTAAAACTACGGTTTCTGTTCCGGTAACCGCAAAACCTCTAGTAGCTGCTCCATCATACGTAACTTCAAGTGGTCTCACTTCTGGAGTATCTTCTGTGGCTTCAACGTTTACTACACCCGCATTTGCTTGATTTGCGAGGTTTTTAACCTTTGTTTCTCCCACATATATGTTTTTACCCGCGGATATAAATACACCGATAAATCCCTTCATTACATGTGCCATAGAGTCCCCTCCGGAAATAAAATACAAATCATTATCTTTTAAAACTTGGTGTAAATTTGCCTCACGACTAAGAGCCCAGTTAATTATAGAATCTGTAATATTTACAGTACCTCGTTGACTGCCTACGCCAAATTTAGCTAGGAAAAGTTTGGCATCTGACAGTACATTACCAACATATTTTTGATTTTCTGTAACTTCATCTATTTGAAAAACATCTCCGGCCATTCCTACTTGAACTTTTTTCCCATAAGCACCAGGTTTGGATACATCGGCGGGAACACTAATTCCTACTATTTCTCCTTGTCCAGTTTCGCAATTTTCAATGCAAACATCGTGAACTACGTTATTTTCATTGCCCACAGCGCCTTCTCTGTTTTTCTTGAATCCATTTACCACAATTCCTCTAGAGTTTAGGACGATTCCATAGCCACCGCCATCATACAAACCGGTTTTATTTTTGAATATCCCTTCCGGAACTTCTTTTTGTTGCTGTGTAGCCACTAATACTTTTTGCATCTCATCTTTAAGATTATCTAAAATTTGTTGTCCTGTCTTAGCCCCATCAGCAAAATCCAAAGTAGCTTCTGGTTTTTCTTTCACTATTTCTGAAATAACCGGTTCCATAAATCTAGCAGAAGAATATGTAGACAAAACAGAAATATCGTTTGACATGTTACATATCTGCACATTTCTAACTAAACAAAATTCACCTCCATTTAATGCTATACCAGCAACCTCGAATTGTTCTATGATAAGATTTTGCATTATCACATTTTTCATACTGTTACCATGTATACCGTGATGAGAAGATGCTCCTAAAGTTCCGTTGGCTATTAAGCAATTTTTAGCGGAAGAAATATAATCTCCGAAATTAGCAGGACCTTGAGAAGGAATAAAAGGTGTACTAGCTAATTCTATATTGGCGAAAAATCTCTGTTGTACACTAAATACCAAAGATTGTCTGATTGTTTTTCCGTTAAGATCCAGAAAAATGTTCTCTCCTTCTACAGTTATGGCAGCAAAAAATCCCAAATGATATCCCCCGTAAGGAGCTACCGGATATGGGGCTTTTGGACCTGATGTTTGAGCTTTTGTAGGCATCCAGTTATCATTAGGATTAGGATCAAATACAATATCTTCAGACAATACGTAATGTGCTGGATATCTCAACCTCACTGTACCTTTCGCAAAATCGGACTGTGATAATAATACCGTGGGAAACCCTTTTTCTCTGGAACTCAAATTAGGTCTAAATTGTTTAAAACTCATCGTTTTTCCATTTGAAGGATAGCTTTGAAAATATTTAACAGTGTCCATCATTTCTTTTGGGTATAAACCTGTGTATTTATTAACCGAAGTATCTAGATAGGTATCAAATTGGTTGACTTGTACCCATGGAGGCGTTGGATTTCTATATTGAAATTCATTCATTTTAATTTAAGCGCTGTTTTTTTGAACTGAATTTATATCGATGAATTTATATTATTAAAATGGAGGTACAACTCAAAAATTTTAAGTGTTGGTCTTCAAAGACCGTGAATATATCTCCCGAAGGTATGACATTAATACATGGGAGATCTGGTAAAGGGAAAAGTTCGATATTAGAAGCTATCTGTTTCGCTATAACAGGGAAAGGGAAAAATATTGTTCAAACTGGGAAAAGATCATGCAGTGTATCACTAACTTTGGTGGATGGAATTTGTATTACAAGAAGTAAACGTCCAAATATTTTAACAGTTCAAATCCCGGGAGGTGATAAACTTGAAGATGAAGCAGCTCAAGGTTTAATTAACAAAAAATTTACTTCTACTTTTGAAACTGTTGCGTATTTAAAACAAAGTGGAAAATCTAGTAGTTTTGTTACACTTAGTCCAAGAGAAAAGTTGATATTTTTGGAAGAATTAGCATTTAGGGGTTACGATATAACTTCCCTTAAAACTGCCGCACACGAATTGTATCGTGATAATAGCGAAAAGCTTTTGCAAACTTCTTCAAAGATACAAGTGTTGTTTGATCAATTAGAGAATTTACCAGAACTAAAGGTGGTTAAATGCCCCATTAAATTATCTAAGAAAGAAACACAACAAACCTGTGAAAGAAAACTTTCGACCAAGATGGAAAATCTTAATCAAAAACATCAATCTTTCTTTCGTAAAAAGACCGCATTGTTAAAAAAATTAAAAGAAACTATTGACTCTGAAGCCAAGAAAAAAACATATTTTGAAGCTCTAGAAGATTCAGAAGTAACCTTAAAACAATTACAGACAAATAATTTCATAGATCATAGTCCTGAAATATCAGAATTAAAACAAAAAATAAGTATTGTCGAAAAACATGCAATATTAAGCAAGGAAAAGATTTCGTTAAACAAGATGGAATCTGAATTACAGTCTATAAAAGATGAAGAGCTTAAAAAATTACACGACGATTTGGCTGAATTATCATCAGATTTATGGTCTGAAGGTTCAGAAAAAGAAGCTAGACAGGAAATTCTAAACAGAGAACAAAATATCGAAAAATGTCGACAGAAAAATGAAATTGCCAAGAAGCTTAAAAGGTTTGAAATTTTAGATCCGACTACTCAGCTTAAAAAATTGCGCGAAGAATGTACTAGCTTGGAAAAAACTCACGAAACTCTTTCTAATTCAGTTAGAGATGCTGTAGATTCATCTCATGTACATGTATGTCCTTATTGCGATAAAAAATTAAGATTTAGCAAATCTAAAATAGTTAAACTAAACGTGGAAGATCAGAGCGTATTATCCAAGAACGAAATTCTTAGAAATCAAAAAATTTTAGCCGATACTTTGGCCGAAATGCGTTTCAAACGCAAAAAACTAGCAAAAGTAGAAGTACAGAAAGATGAAGTATTAACTTTGAAAAAACAAATAAAAGGTATTAAAATACCAACAGATGACTCTATCAGTACAATGAAACAGGAGAGGGATGATTGGCAGCAATATATTAGCGATAACAAGAAGTCTGAAAAAGAAATAAGTAAATTAGAAACGAAAATAAAATCCCAGATCTTTTCTTCAACAGTGACTAGGTTTACCCGTAACATCAAACAGGCACGAGAAACTATATCAAATCTTGAAACAGAAGTCGATCTCGACGATGAAACTGTTTTGCAAAACGATATAGAAGTCATGCAGCAAAATCTCAGGAAATTGCTTTTGAAACAACAGGAATACGAAGTACATACAAAGTCTTTGAACAAAGTGAAGGAAACCATTAAAAATCTTAAAACAAAAATACAGAGTCTTGAGATACTAGAAAGTTCTACAGACATAGAGAAAAAGATTTCAGAGTTAACTGAAAAAGAAAAGAAGATACAGCAGTCTATTCAGAAGATTCAAAAGATACATGGTAAAATTCAAAAATACTTTGCTTATCAGAAAAGTAAGCAAATAATGAATTCGCTAGATGATCAATTGAAACATTTAACATTTGATGAAACTGTTCAGAAAGATTTTTCCGCGAGTTCTGAAAAGTTGCGAACAAAAATCAAAGAAGCGGAAAGTAAGTGTTTAGAAACATTTGTTTGGTCTTTGCAAAATGCTGTGCAGTTATATTTAGACGATTTTTTCCCTCATGATCCAATATCAATAAATATTTCGAGATTCAAAACCACGAAAACTAAAAAACAAACTAAACCCGAAATACACATTACTTTTTCTTACAAAGGTCAAGAATTTGATTATCAAAGTTTGAGCGGTGGAGAACTTCAAAGGGTAGTTCTTGCTTTTACTTTGGCGCTAGTTGAAAAATTTAACGCCCCTTTTATAATGCTAGACGAGTCAACAAGCAATTTAGATCAAGATTTAACAAATTTGATCGTTGATACTATTCACAAATATCACAGTTGTCGACCAGTCGTATTAGTAGCTCACCAAGTAGTTACTGGTGTTTTTGAAAACATGGTTGAAATTTAAGTTATAATCAATTGATTATAACTTTTATCTTTTAGAAATATTATACTCAGAAGCTATACAATTTACTATTTCATTTACATCACATTTGTGTGTAAAAAACAATATAAGCAATATTGAGATTATTGCTATAGCTGATACAATAGAAGTATAAGCCCAAAAATCTTTATTTTTAGTTACCTCAAAATTTTCAACTGTACATACTTTGCGAAATGGATCACACTTAACATTTCCCGCCGAAGAATTCCACACAGCTCCAGCGTCTGTCCAGCCCAAACCAGTTGTTGGTCCTGTCAGTTGAGAGCATGAACTGTTTTGTAAACTCATTGTTTGTAATTTTTGAGAGCAATCATAGTTTGTTTCGCAAGAAACATTGCCTAAAGCTATAGGACAAAATTGCCCAGGAACATTAAACCAAGCCATTTTTATTGAATAAAAATAAATTTCTCAAACGTTTAAATTATTTTTTTTGTTTCTTTAAACAAAAAATAACAATGTGTGATGTAAATCTATGTACAGATGGCGACTTATCTCCATCCAAAAGGAAAAAATATTGTGAACGCAAAAGTCCACCGCACTCGGCAGCTGCCTGTGAGGAAGGATCTATTATGAAGGGAAATGATGGCAATGATTATGTGGTCAAAGCGAATAAAAACGGTACTCATCGTTGGGTCAAGGCCAAACTTCTTGTAATGCCTGATGAAGACGGGCCCGACCCAGCTGAGCTGTTTCCCGGTCTCAGAGATGTTGCTGGCGCTGTTCGGTTGGCAATTATGGCCATGGACGAGGAGGACGGCTCTTCGCTTGTTGCCATTAAAAAGGCCCTCAATGCCGATAGGGAAGATTGGCCCGCAATCAACGATGCCCTCCGTGATGGTCTTGCGGACGGCACGTTAGTGAAGGAAGGTGGTAAGTTTAAGTTAAACCCGATTTTGTATCCTAAGAAAAGTAAGAAAAGTAAGAAAAGTAAGAAAAGTAAGAAAAGTAAGAAAAGCTCCAGGAAACCCAAAGCAAAGAAGAGCAAGAAAAGCGCCAAGAAGTCCAAGAAGAGTTCTAAGAAGAAAACCATCGCTCAAATTAGAGAGGAATGTAAGAAAAAGGGATTAGTTTACGATAGGGAAACCAAGAGATGCCGTAAAAGCAAGAGAGGAAAG